CCCGATTTAGCTTTCTCAAGATCAAATGCACCTTCGTCTGCCATAAGGAATTTCGGGCCTTGAATCACCTTCTCTTCAAGACCTTCTCTTGAACCTACCTTCGTCATTAGCAAGCTTGCGTTATCAATTTCCATACAGATTCTAGCGTTCAATTTTCGTGGGAAATCTTTGCCCGAAGCTGTCAAGCCAAGCACCACAATGTATAGGTTAAGCTTGAGTTCATTCGGCCCCATGATGGATCTTCCCACCAGAGCGGAAAACATACCTAATGCAGATGCAGCAGCAATTCGCTTCTCTGGATACAATGCGTTCCTCATGCAGTAGTCAATGTATGTGTCGATCCAACCAGGAAATGAAATGGCATCGTCAGGAACAATGTCTACAGTTCTGACTTGTTTAACTTTGCCTGACTTTGTTGTTTCAAGGAAATCCCACCTAGATTCATTCACAGGTTCATCTTCAATTTTATCTATCGAATACTTAGCAAACACCTGTGCGTAAAATGTTTTCCATTCTCTACTCCCTGGTTGCCAACCTCGACTCATGCAGTAAACATAATCTTTAGTCAAAGGTATGTTTGGACTTAATCTCCAGTCCAATGGACTGAAATTCCAATAGCGATCCATGCCACCATTTTTGCACCCTGCAATTGCGTTAGGTTCTCTGCCTGACGAATCTGGATGCCATACCATGAAGTAATCATGCCTGACTTCAACCACTCGGTAAGAGTCTGGAAGAATTTCGGGCCATGAAGTTTCCGCTCGCCATTGATCCAACGCTGTCTTCTTTCCTATTTCTTTATGCTGGTAAGGTTCTTTGTTAAGTTCGATGAATCTCTTTGCTGCTTTCTGATCATATGACTGAGCAAATGACATTAGAAATTCATGCTCATCAGCGGTAAGCATTGGGATAGTTGAAACATCACCATGCAACATTTTATATGGCTTAACTAATCCATCAATTTTTGAGACTGCCTGAGAATAGAATCCAACCACATATCCACCCGCACCCCTTGTTTCAATCAATGGTGGGGCAACCTTTTTGGTAGATCCTTTAGCCTTTGCTTCGGCTAACCACTTCTTGCCATTATCCGTAGACATTACCGCTAGTTCACGACACTTTGATTTACCCAATGGAAGGTAATAGAAGATGTGTAAACCTTCAGATGGTGTGGTTTCAACGCATCCACAAAGTTTATCGTGTAGTTCCTTACTGGTTGCTTCCAAGTCAGGAAGGAAATCTAATGCCACTTTTGGGCAGTCGATATCAAGGCATTCCAAGTCCTTTTCTTTGCCCACAACTGGGCCACAATTTATAGCTATCCCTGCTACATTTGCATGGCTGAAATCTATCTCAATTTCAAGTTCAGATAGTGGGTTAGCTCGAAGTTCAACTATTCGATTAGTTCGCTTAATTACTGGTGTTTTATCAACCTTGGTTGAGAACACCGATAACCCCTGTCCACGAACCCGCAAAGCCTGTTTTTTAATTTCTTCCAAGGCACACCTATTCCTTTGATTTTGTGGTTAAATTAGTTAAGATAATGATGCTGGGCCGCTTCCTCCCAGCACAGGGGGAGTGGTTTCACCCTTTCGCCACTCCTCCGCTTATTACTCTAGTACTTTGAAAGGTGTAACTATCGATTTGATAGTACCCCTTTTCGTTCAAGTGTGCTTTTATAGCAGTTGGTTTGGGAATAGTATCTAACCATTCCTGAGATTGCAAGCCTTCTTTATTCATATTCCAATGCTTGTCTGGTAAACCTTTTGCACCAATCGACTTAAGCCATTTCCAAACTATAAATTCCAAACCATGCTTAAGAGAGTGGTAGCATCTAATTAGCTTGCCTTCGAGCGTTTCGTGTGTTTCGAGTATGCAAGGATCAGATGCTGGAGTTTTACGATAGATCGTGTATCCAGTAGCAACTATTTCATACTGTTTGGGTTGCCTTCCAGCAAGTATTTCTCCATTGGTTTGGCTTGCAGAAAGTTTCTCAGGGAATAAAGATTCTTCTTCCTTTGGCTTAAAGTATCCGCAAGAAGGGCAAATGATATTGCCAATCCTGTGTATGAGATTGCAAGAAGGACAACGCTTTACTTTAGCTGCGGGAAGTTCAATGCCTTGAGCATCAACAACGATCTGATCGATGCAACCATGCCTGAGAGCGTTATCACCGAAATCAAGAATCAAACAGTTCTCTTTATCTGGAGCAAGTCTGAAACCCCTACCTACCATCTGATACCAAAGACCTTTGCTCATTGTAGGCCTCATCACCACAACGCAATCAATCCCAGGGGCATCAAAACCTGTGGTAAGAACAGCTACATTTACTAACCATTTGAAACTGTTAGCCCGAAATCCGTTGATCAAAAAGTCTCTGATCGTTGAATGGGTTTCGCCTGTTATCATGTTTGCCGATTGGCCCTGCTTCTTTAATTCATTAAGAATCATTTCAGCGTGTTTAATCGATGAGGCAAACACTAAGACAGATTTTCTTGAAGAAGCTTTTACGATGGCTTCTTTAACGCTGGATTGAACAAGGTCAGCGTTTTCAAGAATCGCATCAAGATCCTTGGAGAAGTATTCACCCGCTCTAATTCTGACATTTTTTAGGTCAGGTGAATCGCTTGTACCCATAGTTACTAACGGAGAAAGAAATCCTTCGTCAATCAGATCTCGCACTCCAATTGCGTAGCAACAATTGTCAAAAGTCTTTTCTTTATGCCCAAAGATGATCCCGCTCTGAAGTCTGTAAGGTGTTGCAGTTAAGCCAACAACTTTTACTCTGGAGTTTGAAATCTTTGCCTGAGACAAAAACTTTCGATACATCGTTTCTTTGTTCTGGGAAATCAAATGGCATTCATCAATCATAATGAAATCCAGATAGCCAAAGTCAGCACCCTTTCTGTACACACTTTGAATACCAGCAATTGTTAAAGGTTTTACTTCTCTGCGTTTTAGAGCAGCGGAGTAAACCCCAATTGACTCAACAGGAAGTCCTGTTGTGGTAGCATAATGTGTACAAGTTTTTGATGATTGCTCTAGCAATTCTTTAACATGACTGAGAATCATTCCCCTGCAATTCGGATTGGCCTCAAATGATCGTCTGATTATCTCAGCCATGACTCTAGTTTTCCCGCCACCAGTTGGAATCACTATCACAGATGAATGCCCAGGGCGATCATTCTGAAATTGAAATAGCGAATCCACCGCATCTTGTTGATATTTCCTAAGCATTTTTTTTTGCCCTTTCCAACTTCCGTCTTTCGTTTCGTTCTTTAACTCTCTGTTCATAAGTATCAATAAGAAGTCCACACCAATTGACATTGGTTCTTACCATTCCTGGCCCTTTTCTTTGCACCTTATAAGTGTGAATTACAAGGCTTTTTTTGTTTAAACAAAGCTTTATTTTTTTTCTTTTTAAATCGTTTTCGCCTTTAATTTCTTCAGAAATAAGAATATCTAAATCTATTAATTGGTTTATTATTTGATCAAGGCCAAAAAAACATCCAGTTCCACCAAAATGTAATGGGTTTAAACCATTACCTATATCGGGAAATATTTTTTTTACAAACAATCGTTCTAATTCTATTCTAGAAATCCATTTGTAATCTTCTCCTTCGCTATTAGAAAACATTTCGTAAAAAATAATTTCTATTATTGAGTTTGTAAAATACATTTTGTAATCGTATTCATAGCAAACAGATTTAATTTGATCCCATTCTTCTTCGTTAATATCTATTTTTCCACTAGTACCACTTTCGCTTGTCTGATTTTGCTTATCCATTTTCTTTTTGAGAATTAACAAGGTTTTTGTTAATTTTGAAAAATCTAGCAAGTCAAACTCTTCTATAAATATGTTCATGGCCCTATAAGGATTAAAATTCATCATGCCATCCCTAATTTTGAATACCCAAGAATCAAATTCGTTGCCCCATAGTTATCTGTTGTTTCGCCTATTTCGACTAGAAAAGGTTTGTCCACAAGTTCTTCGGGTTTCATTACAGTAGTAATCCCACATGAAGAAGCCAGCCTTGCCAGCTTCCTTCTTGAGTCCGCTCTAAACTTTGTGTCAGTCGAGAATATGTGAAAGTTTGCATCCAATGCTCTTCCCTGCTGAGATCCTTGAATGATCTGCATATCACAAGCAAGGTACTTATTTCCCGCCCTGCTGGTCTTAATCTCCGCTCGCAAGATGCGAGCAGAGTAAGTTCCAGCGGGAATAGGTTTGGTTTCTTCTGGATCAAATAAAGGTTCGTCACTCATTGCTGTTCTCCTGTTTTCGTTTTTCTACGAGCTCCTATTTTTAACTGGTCAAGGTCTATCAAAACCTGTATTTTCATCATCGTTTTTCCATCAGTTCGTTGTTTTCCAAGCCCGAAAGCCTGAACATCAAATTCTTGACCATTGAGCGACAATGTCATTAAACTGGCATCGTCTTGGTCTGTCACAATTTTCCATTGGTCTTTTATTGGTCTTTGATCTAGGTCACTCATTTCTTTTCTCCTTTTGCTTTGTTTATGGCTGCGATAGCCTTATCTATGGCTATACCTTGGTGGAAAGTACGGTGATCGTAATCACTTTCTCTTTCTACTATTTTCAGTCTTTCCAATGCAAATTGCAGAGCTTCCAGCAACCTTGGTGCTGCTGCGATGAGCTTAGCGTTGGCATCTGCGGTGTTCTCACCGTGTTCAAAGACTCTAGCAATGACTTTATCACCAGACAAAATGTCGATGTCACAGTAGCTACCTTTTTTTCTAAATGTCCATGAAATGGGTTTGCGACTCATCTCTGTTCTCCTGTTGCATCGGTAAAGGATTCCAACATTTTGCCCGCAGCCTTCTGAAATTCTTCTTTGCTGCTCTTATATTTATCCGCCATGTAAGAGCTATAATACGCTGCGGGTCTGTGATTTATCCTTAGTTCGTATTGATCGCAATCTCTTATGTGATTTATCTGTATTATCGTACACCTATGCTCCTCGACTTTTCCGAAACCAACCCACTCTGAATTAAAATAATACGGTAACTCAACTTCGACTTCGACCTTAACATCAACACCCGTCTCCGTCTCCACTTTGCTTTCCATTGTTTTTGTGATCATAAACTTCATATTTTTTTTCTCCTGTTAAGTTCCAAATAGGGTTGGTTGATTGTTAATAGGCTTCTTCCTTTTGATTGGAAAAGTCACAGGCTTGATTTTTCTTTCTTCCACCCGCTGAACAGGATCTGTTTCAATTGATTTAAGAACCCGAATCCCATTATCGTCTTCGATGATTAATCGTGATGGTGTTCTGGGAGTCCACAGAGCGATATCTAATGCATCTTCTAAGCAATCTGGATAATCGCAATCAAAGGTATTTTTCCAACTTTCTTTGTTTGACCAAGTTGGCGGGAAATTGAATTTTTCTACGATAGGTTCTGGATCGACTGTCCAATGATGTCCTACTAACTGACCATCTTCAGTAGACCAATCGGTGTCTACAACTGATGCGATCCTTGAGCGATACATTCCCCTGCGTTCCAAAGTTTCGATAAAACTTTTTTCACCAAAGGCATTTGTAACCGCTGCTCGCAACTCAAAAATGTTTGAAATAACTTCCATAGCTTACCACTCCTTTTTAAGCTTTAAATTTACATCCATCTTTTCGATTACTGGGGAATCAGACATTAAAGTTGTCGATGCCCCAGCTTCTATCGAATTTCTTACTCCCTGACATCCAGTCAAGAAGCACACTAACAAAATTAAAAGTTTACTCATGCTGCACCTCCTTACCTTTCTTATCGGTTGCTTCCAAGCACAGCATGAGCAAAGATTAAATAGCTTTCAAAAACTTTTCTACATTCTCGTATGTAGATCCGTTCTTTTCGCTATTCTTGATTTTAACCACACATGATTGACCAATGATATTGGTCAGGGTCATGCGATCAAGACCCAAGGCAGCATCAAGACTCTGCCTCAGTTTTGCATGAATATTGCAAACTTGTGGGTTAGGATGACCATCTTTGATATACAGCGTGAAGGTTTTGAACCGCCCCTGCATATCATGTGGAGCATCGATCTGGCAACCAAGAGACAACCATTTTTTGTCATCCTTGGTGCGGACTTCCGCTCTGGTTATCGTAACTGGATATTCTCCCGCAGGGAGGATATCGGACTTCTGAAGTTCCTTCGCTTCATCTTGTCCAAAGATTTCAAAATCATCTGATAAACTCATGGCTACTTACCTTTCTTAAAAATCTCATTGATCTTGGTAACAAAACTATCAACAGTCATCGTTCCAGTTACGCCTGGAATCCGTGATTTCGCAGTCAAACCGCCCCTTGGTGTAACAGTAATGGTTCTGCGAACCTCATTACCATCTTTCTTAATAATCGGTTTACCATCGTCACCCACCATTAGGTCGATTTCAATAAATCCGATTAGATCAGCCCAAGAGGTTACCCATTCAGACATGGCTTTATCAGCCCGAACACCAAAGCTTGCGTATTCACCTCTTGTTGGATCATTAACAGACTTTACTGTTGAATGGCACAGGAAGTAAACACCTAGATCCTTCTTAGCATTAAGGCTATTTATCAGCAGAGACATCTGCGTTACAGACTCTACTAAGCCTTTTCCATACCCACCGCAAGCCAAGACGATTGACGATGCTCCACTCGTTTGGCAGATGTGCTGATGCAACAATCTTTCCAAAGCGGTTAGAGAATCGATGACAATATTTTCATAGGCAAATTCTGCTGTTGTTACGATTTCTTTAATCGTAGCTACAAATTCTGCCCATGTTTTGATTGCCACACAATCAATGTCTATGCCTGAGATACCACCCTCGACATCGATGAACAAAGCTTTGGTAAGCTTACTGCCCATCGTAGATTTACCCGAACCTTCAGCCCCGAAAACAACTGCTTTCGGTTTGTTAAGCTGGCCAAAACCAACAGGCTTCCCAATCTTCATGTTAACCCCTCCCTTTAAAAGTAACTTCAAGCTCGTACTTCTTCAAGCCGTGATACAACGATATCACTTTGACCGATTCAACATTTGCACCGAATTGGGTGCGAAGTCCAATCCTTACAATCTCTTCAAGCTGCTCGTTTGATAATTCAATAGAGACAACTGTGTTTAAATCGCCCATTTTCATTCTCACTTTAATGATCGTGTCAGAATACGATCCCCTGCCAGAAGTGATGTCATCTATTGAAGTAATGCTCATCATCTTATTTTGGCCAATAGCATGGGTGCTAATGCCATTAAACAAAAGAAACTTTAAAAGTTGCTCGTCAGCATTAACGATACCTGTTATGGTTAGCGGTTCTACAGATGCATCGTCATTAAGACTGCATGGTGGACTGAAACTTGGAACAACTATCTGCCTTAACTCACGATCAATCATGGCAATTTCATCTTCCATGACATTCCCCTTTCTTAAAAAAAGTAAAAATAACTAGCGGTGTGTGTTACTAATTGGCCTCGGTAAAAACCAATGTCTTTTTAGGGTAAACAACAAGTCAACCCATATGACCACCGCTAGTCATCATCATCATCCAGATGTATCTCCGCATCTGGATAAGATTGTGGTTCTGTTTTGGAAGCGTGTTTTTTATCTCTTGGAATTATTGGTATCGTATTATCACCTGAGTGATACAGATCAATTCCGTAAAAAAGCCTAGCTTCCAAAACAATTATTTTTTCTGTGCTTCCAGGGGGATGTGGACAAAAGCTTGCAGCTTCGTCATACGAAAGCAGTTTATGTCTTTGTTTACGAGGCATCTTGCCAACTCCAAACTCAGTTCCACTCCCACCACATCGTCTATCCTACGAGCGAACAATTTAAAAGTCAAACCCAAATCAGAAAAAAACAGAAAATAAAAGAAAATAAAAGATTCTATGGTAATTAAAAACATTTATGGTATATTTATTATGTGCTGATAAAAAGCATGAGTGTTCTGCCGATCTGTCTCTTAAAATTGGATCGGGGCAGAATATTCGGGGCTTGGAAGTTTGCAGCTTCTAAGCCCTTCTTTAACCTTTTGAAAGGGGTGCTATATGTGGTACACAATCCACGATAATCTTCTCGCTTTAGCTCGATGGCTAAAGGAAGAAGGTCAATGGGATGGTGCTGGAGGTGTTGGTAATTTGATTTACTATTTTGAAAAACCCTGGAAATATGATGCTGAATGGAATGCATATCAAGCATCACTAGAGAAGGAGAAGGGAAATGCCAAAAAGACACGGGTCTAAGAAAGACAGGCAAAAGCTCACAGTAGTTTTTCGGCCTAATTCGGATTTAAAAGAACAGTTGAATTACTTGGCACTTAGCCAAAACAGAACTATGAATGGTCAGGTTCTGGAAATCTTAGAGAAATTTTTTAAAGAAAAGAGTGTTTAATGTACCCGATAGAATATGTGTCTCATTCCCGCCTAGAATTGTTTAGAAAAAACCCTGCTCTGTATAAGAAGACTTATATAGACAAGGTTGTGGTTCGTGATGCTTCTCCAGCAATGATCCTTGGATCTTTAGTTCATGCTATGTTGCTTGAACCAGCTACAATTAGTGATCGCTTTGCGGTTGCCCCAGTTTGTGATAAGCGAACTAAGATTGGCAAAGAGACTTGGGATAACTTCAAAACATCTTTAGCAGATGGCGTTGAAATCATTACCCATGATGATGTCGAACAAGCTAATAAAATGATCGCTGCGATTGCAGAAAATTCTGCATCACAGTATTTTAATTCGCCATCGATTATTAAAGAGCGAGAGATTTTAACCACTATTGAATTTGATGGGCAACCATTGCAAATCAAATTCATTCCTGATATGTACTGTCCAGAAAAAGGTTTGCTAGTCGATCTAAAAACAGTTGGTTCTTATGATCCAATGGACTGGGCCAAAGAATGTGTATTCAATGGATACCTTCGTCAGATGGCTTTATATCGATTCTGCCTGAGATCGATGCAGATTCCAATCAACGATGTGTATCACATAATTGTTGATAAAAATGAGTATCCTTCGTGTATGATCTGCCAGTTTGATTCGAGCGATTTGGATCGTGCAGAGAACCAAGTATTTGAAGCGATTCGCAAATACCTCGCTGCCCATCAGACTGGGGTATTCGTACCTGAGTATTATGGCATTGTTCCGAAGATTACTGCACCAGCATGGTCATGGAGATAATATGCCAGTCGATCCAATCTTATTCACCCTTCCTCCATCAGCTAATGCCTGTTGGAGGAATTTTAAAGGCAGGGTTATTCTTAGCGAAAAGTATCGGCAATGGCGGGAGGAAAACCTTCACCATGTCGATGACAGAAATAAGATTGAACCTTGCCTATTTCCTGTGGATGTACTGATCATGGTTTACCCTGGGAAAAACTGGAGAAAATCTGATCTGGATAACCGCATCAAGCCGATACTTGATCAACTCCAACATTGTGGGTATTTGCTTGGAGATGATACTGATTGTGTTAAATCCATCACCATTAAACTATGTCCAAAGCTTAAAAATGGGGATGATTCTTATGTGGCAATTGAACTTAGCAAAAACTAAACAGAAAGGTTATAATGTTTCATAATAAAGATTCGGGGAATGGAAGCCCAGAGGACAACAAAATGGCAAAAATATCTAAAGTTGCAGCAGTCCAAACCTGTGCTAGAAGAGCGTGTTTTATTGCACGAGAACTAACAGGGCTGGAAATAATGCCTGATGAGATGTTTGCTGCTGCCTCCGAAGCTTTGGCTAATCTATCTATGCTTTGGGAGGATTCCGAAGTAGCTAAACGCAAGCCCGATTCCTACATTAATTTCGCAGCTTGCATGGCTTGTTGCGAATGGTGCAAATCGGTTAAGAAGTCTGATTCTAATGAGCCTTATGAGCTTAATAAGAAGCGTATCGCTGACCTTCTAGAAGAAGTTGCAGAAATTGTAGATGGTTTGTTCCCTGGGTTGATGGCTTCAAAAGGGTGTGAACAGGCTATCTATGATGGTGTTAGCGTGACTGTCAATGGGATTGAATCTAATGGATGGAGATGGACACAGAAGTTGAACGAGCGAATTGTAATGCTCATGAGTCTGTATCCTATCTTAAAATTTCAAGCTAAGAACAGTTCTAAGCTTTTGGAAATTGCTGAAGAGTTAGTTAGAAAGAAAGGGGAATAGTTATGCCAGTATATATCGGTGATGAATTGTATTTGACCAGCCCAGAAGCCCAATTAGTTATGGGTGTTAATTCTGGTCTGATCGCTCATTATTTCTACAGGAATGAATTCCGTGGAGTAATAGACATGAGTGATCAAAAGCCACTAATGCAAGCCATTAGGATGGTTGGTATTGAGATAGATCCGGTTGAACTGGAAAAGTTTAACAAGAAAAGTAAGTCTCATTTTCTTGTGCCAATGTCTTCAGTATTAGATAAGATGATGCGAAGAGAGACAAGGAAGATTACAGCAAAAGAAAAGAAGCTTGCTGCCACCTTAAGGAAGCAAGAGAAAGCTAAAGAGCGTGAACTTGTTGACGAAAAGATTAGGGCAGCAGTATTAGAACAGATTAACAATAGAAAAGAAATGGAAGGTGTTTCAAATGGCAATTAAAGTAGGCGATCAAACATATGTAACTGCAAGAGAAGCAGCAAAAATAATTGGTGTTAACAGGGTTCGCATTGGATATTTTCTAATGAGAAACAAATTGGAAGGTGTGATTGATTTGGATGATTCATCGATTATTGCTGAACATATTGATCAGCATGAAAACCCGCTTGAAAACAAAAACAACAAAACCTTTTTGATTCCGTTGGAATCAGCAATTAAAAAACGATCTGAATTAAAGGGGAAAATAAATGGATAGATATTTGTTATCTGAATTCTTCTCCCGCTGTACTGAACACATTGTGGAGCGAGCTAATCAATACGATGCTCCAGAGCTTAATCTGAAGCGTATTGCTGACTCTTGGACTAACTTCTTGAAGCGGGAAGTTACCGCTTATGAAGTAGCTGTAATGATGGCTATGCTGAAAATGGCTAGATTATCTCAGGGGTATCATCAGGATACCCTTGAGGATGCTGCTGCTTACATTGCCCTAGCTGAAATGCTTAAGGATACAGAGTTGGAGGAACAGAAATGATTATCGAATTAACAGAATACCAAATTTCAATTTTAAACTCATCCATTGCACAAACAATAATAACGATGCGACAAGATAAAGTAAAAGTTGATTTGGTTTCATCACTTGCAATTGAAACAGGGGTGCGTGAATATGAAAATCTAAAAGAACATTTGATTTCTTCTTGGAAAAAAAATCTGTAAAACACCGCATGGCAAATGCCTTGTTTTATGACCATTTCCGTATGATCACGAAATTGGTTTCGGAATCAAATTTTGCCGTGATTCATTTTCGTTGCCCTACCTGTTTAAAGAGGGTCTTAAGGTTTTTAATTAGCTCTTTTGTATTTTTAACATCAAACACTTCTGATCTTATTTTCTCCCCATGACTGTGTACATAAGCTAACAAGAATGTTTCCCATGCTCGCTGACATGGAGTTGAATAGATTAGCTTTGCCGTTGGTGCTGACATTAGATGTTCTGTGAACCTGGAATCCAGTCTGGATGTGAATCCAGCTTTGATTCTCCCTTGAGAGAACTCAGGTACAAGAAGAATAAGATAAAAGAATCCGTCATCAGAAATTTTATCATTAACCGCTTGGTCTTCTTTATTAACTACAGTTCTTCCTCGCATTAACTCTCGAAATAAACTGTATTGAGTGCTGTCCATGACCGAACAGAAATGTCCTTTGTCCGCTTTCATTCTGGTGAGCGGTTTCATTTTCTTTTGTTTGATGAATGTTTCGATGTTTCTTCTGATGGTTGTATAAGCGAGGTCAAGGTCAGCAGCGATATCAGTAAACGACCAATAGTTTTTGTCATCCATGATCTGTACCTGTGGCCAAAAAAAAGAGGGTCTTACGAACCCTCTTGGCTAACAGTATACATGATTACATGGTGTTTTTGCTAGTGGAATCATCCCCATTGATCAGCCATTGCATCTGCAATACCTTGATAGGTTGTTGATCTTAGCTTCCATCGATCCTTTGATGGTGGAAGATAATGCATCTTGTTTCGCTCTCTGTGCGGTAACTTCATCATGTCTTCCTTTACATTCTTGGTTGGCTTAAGCGGTGGTAATCCTTGAAGCCATAAACAAGTTGCCTTTTGTTCTGTGTGACCAAACATCCAAGGTTGAATTATCTGAGAGTAATTAGAAGATATTAAGTTCTTTGCATACTTATGCATAATAGGATTTTCAATACATATTTTACCTATTTTGCAGTTGTGCAGTTGATTGAAGAAGTTTGCTGCTTCGGCTAATCGATCCCATCTAGTAGGATCTTTGTGAAGCCAGCACACTCCTGAGTTAGTCATGTAGGTGCAGGGCGGGTGTGCTATAACAAGATCCCAACCAAGATTCCCCTGCATAAATTTTATTATGTCACCTTCGTGATGAAGACCGGGCCGATCCGTAGGAAGCAAATCGCATGACCATGCTTCATGCCCCCTGGCCGTGAACGCATCCCTGACAACCCCGCTGTACTCGCAAGCAACTAATACCTTCATGTTTATTCCTTTTCTTTTTTACTTAAGGCGATTGTGTGTGCAAAATACGCTTCAAGCTCATTGTTTTCAAGCTTAAGCTTTTCATTAACTCTTGCTGCGGTTTTTAAAGAAACCTTGTGGTTTGATAAAGTTGTTCGCAAAGACTTTAGCTGGGCTTTAACTTTTCTCAGTTCGTCTTTTAGCCTTTTAAGTTCCGCAGCACCCCTTGCACTAAGATTTAAACTTCTTGTGTGACAAATGTTACACAAATCTTTATAGCCATACATTTTAATGATATGTTTACCGCATTTAGAGCATTCAATAGGTCTTTTCATATTGCTTTCCTAATAGAATTTTTCACCCTACAGGTTTGGCCTATAGGGTGAAGAAAAAAGGGGTCTGTTAATCTAAATCCGCACGATTCCATCCCATAATATCACAATAGATTTTACTATGAATTTTTGCCATATCCTGTGTAGTAGCATTACATCCACTAATAATGGATGTCCTACCATCATCAGTACATCGTTCATCAGATAGGATGGCAGATATGAACCTGAGAATATAAGCCTCTGATGCCTTTAAATTGATTGTAACAATTCGATTAGGATCGTAATTGGGTTCTCCCTTGTCAGCAAACTTGGAAGATAAAGCGGATTGAATAGACATGGTTAATCCCCTTCAAGGATAAAACTTTTGGACTCCACCAAAGCGGTGGTGTATCCATTCAAAAACAGGGTCATTACAATTCAAAATTATCTGAATTCCACTTATATGGTACTAAAGTCCACATATCAAGATTAGCAGCATCATTAGGATTATGATGAGTCTCAGGACAGAACTGCCAGATTTCTATCAGCACACCTTGAAGCCTTATCTTTACATCTTGCATCAGGTAATGCATATTAAGTTCAGCACCCCATTGCTCCCACTCCTCATTATCTTTATCTGATTCCTCGATCTGAATGACAAGATGACCTTTGATATCCTCGACACAAATAGTTGAAGGAAGTGGCCCTCTTGCTAATGCGTTGGGGTAATCGCCAGGATCGCTCCAGGTTTCGGTTATTAATTCCAGCGTGTTTTTGATGATCTTCATCTGACTATCCTTTCGTTTTTAAATGGGTTCTAAATATCTAACATGACAATTTCTTTGGTATCTTCAATCACATACACAAGCTTGCGATCTAGCAAAGCTGGTAACAAATTAACCTCGGCAACAATCCCGCACGATGCTTCTTCGTCAGGGTCTTGCTGGACTGATTCTTGAATAAGATCCTTAGCAAGTTCTTTGGCATCTTCATATTTGTCGAGGGCAAAAAGCCTGACAGTCTTCCATGCTTTAGACTTGTGTTCAAAGATTTGAACAGCGTTCATTCTGATGGCTTGGTACATATTCTTAACTGCTTCCATGTTAATCGTATCCCTGTTTAAGTTAGTGGTAATAGAAATCAATTCTTTATTTGGCATTGGCCTTTTTTCTTTCTTCTTGGATTATTGCCGAAACCTGCTCCAGTATTTTTAATTCGTTCTTTAACTCCTTTTTTTGTTTTGGATAGTTAGCCATCCTTGCGATTATTCCGGTCTGATCTGCCTTCTTAATCTCTTGAAGTTTGTTGTACAACTGACTAAACTTGTCGCAAATTGCAAAGTTAATCATGTCTAACTGCTGCTTATTAAATTCAATCATATCGAAACCCCTTTCATTGTGGTTGTAATATCTATTCGCCATCAACCTAAAACAATTTCAAGCAATCCATAAAATTTTATGATAGTTTTTCGCGCGGTTCTTCTTGGCCCATAGTGTCAAGAAAAACAGGGTCTTATGCATTAGGTTCAAGCACGATTGACCTAATGAAGTTAATAACATCAGGCAACCTATTGAACACCCTGCTTTTAATTGGTTGATCATCATCGTAGTGGCAAACAAGGATGTTTTCCCCGTCTTGTGGTAGGCCAGAATCTTCGTTTGATACACCTATGGTGTGCTTGGCCTTGTTAGGTAAAGAACCCTCAAAAAACATTGATCCAGAACCTTCAAAGCATATGATCGAAAGCTTTGAATTAATCGCAGATTCTATCGAAGCCTTTAAATCTGATTGGTATTTGCTCAACATGATTTCAACTTCCTTTCATAAAAAAACAGGGTAGGATGATATTTAAAGCAATCCATTTACAACACGAATGTACAAATCTTGGTTAGCTAAATGCGTTTCAAGTACGCACTTAATGTAACCCCGCTTTAATGCTTTGGGGGCATGATGTACCCGCTTGTTCCAAAGCTTTCTGATTACAGATAGATTTGATGCCATAGAATGCAATCTATTAACCCTGCTCTCAATTGAATATTTGTTATTGCATGACATTTCTTCAATCGGTTTGGCTTCATTTATTCGTAGCATTACACACCTTCTTTCTTTGGTAAAAATCTGTTGATATCTTCAAGCTTAACTTCTTTGCCATCAAGTGATCTATTCTTACTATCCCATACCCTGCAATTGTAACTCATATACCCCAGCAACTTTTTGCCGTAGTATAGCTTGCATTCATACCAATTCCCGCCCCCTATATCCTGTTCATTTTGGAAGTTGTCGATCAACTTGGCCAATACCCCATATGATTCAGCCTTGATCGATTTCTTAAGCCATACAATAGGTGGTTCAAAGTGGTCAGGATTCCCGCCTATAACTATTTTAGCCGTAAACATTTTGCTTTACTTTCATTTAAAAAGAGGGTTGCCACCTAGTACAATCTTACTTTTAATTCCTTGGTGTATGGCTTATCTGTAATGAAATAACCAATAGGGCCAAGGTAATGCCTTTGAACAATTCCTGTTTGAAAAAACAAACCCTTATCATCTTCAAGATAAGTCCAAACAGTTTTTGTGTCTTCCATCCTATGTATAAAAGCTGATTCTTCGCCATAGGTTTCAAACATACACCCATCTAATGATGCATTGTCATCGATGTGGTTCTTAACCATAGTAAACATTGATTCAAACTTATCTTCGCTAATAGTACGCATAATAAACCCCTTAAAAGTTTTTTAACTGCTGATTCTACCCCTATGCCCGTTGCAAATAGGGGTTGCCCTATTCGATATAACCTTTAATATTCTTCCGCATATCGTAATGGTCGAGGTCTTCCTCTTCCTCTTCCTCTTCTTCGATATCGTCATCAGAAAAATTGGCTTCCAGTTCATCCCAATTGATGTTAGTGTCAATGAAATCACGAAGGAAGTCAGGGCTGTTTCTTACCGCCTCTTCTATTTGATACATTGCGTTTTTAACATCGGACAACGATTCCGGTTGGAACCAGTTAACCACTTGCCATGTAGCTTTATTAGACCAACCGTTGTAAGTTTCTTCCATTGCTAAACCCTTTCAAAAAAAATTAATGTACGCAGCCAGGAATTGGGCCAAAAAAAATTTTTGACCTGAACAATTCGCCCCACCCACCATTGAAAACTAGGGTAGCCCCCTAGTTAGTTTGGTATTCAAGATAATGATCTTGCAACAATGAATAACCCCGCTCCAGTTCGTTTTTAGTCCGCTCAATTGCACGAAGGATAACAAGCTTAACCCGATCCCTGTTTTCTCCATCAAGCTTATCTGTAATCGATTGTATTTGGTAATGGTTGCTAGTGTTTAGGTGGTTACGCATTGCCCAAACTTGTGTACCTGATAAACAATTGCCCGCCTTGATACTATCTACAATAGATATTTGAACCTGTAGCCGTTCAGCTTCCTTGATTACCTTGTTAACCCTTTTAGGATCGGGTGAAAAGATATCAGATTTAAGATTGACTTGCTTTCGTGCCTTATAGTTGCTCTTGGCTATAGCAACCATTAGCTGACCCGATTTATAATCGTTTTTCTTTATTGCATATGGTAGCAAGTCTAAAGCGGTAAAATGATAATCCATCGATTTAATGCTATTGGATTGAATCTTAAACCCTAAATGATCGATAGCAAAATGGAAACCCCTAGGGGCTTTAATTGTTCTTGAAATAATGCCTTGATCGGTATCCGTTCGGAAGTACAAGGTGTTTTTATTGATCAAATAACCGAAAGATTGAATCATAGGTGTATAGCTAAAACGCTCATATTTGCATCGACTTGAATATCTTCCGTGGCTATTTGTTTTTAAATGCGATGGCTTAAAACAGGCTTGTAAGTTAGTGTAATTCTTTTTCCTATAATCGTAAAGCCTTGGGATATAACTAGGCAATTGCGTTCCTATTGGTATGGTAATACAATTCCGTGGTCTAAAATGATTATTAAAATCAGATTTAATAAACTTCATTAGTGAATATGTTTTTACCCTAGGATTGTAGACTCTTGAATTATGCAAGTCTAATAGTTCACTAGGCTTTTTACCTTGCCGATACTTAACAGGAAGCTTTTTAAAATCAGATAGTGTTTTAGGCTTTCCATATAACCAATTATTCTTCATTGTGAGATACTCCAATAAGGTTAAGTAATACCGATTCTGTAAAGCTTGAAATAAGCTTTCCCTATTGCCTTAAGCCTATCTATCTATCTTGATGGATAGATAATAGGCAATAAGGCTTAATGATGTTAATAGGGTTTATAAATCGATAAAAACAAGTCGAACTAGTGGATTATCTTCCATTACTTTTTTAGTAATAGTCAAGTAATAAACAGGGATATCGTTAAGTTTTACTAGTGTATCAATCCATGGAAGATATTCGTTGGCTATACTTTTGGGTATTTCGAAAATACCAATTGAAATGCCATTCAAACAAATAGTTAATCTAATAGTTGGTATCATTTCATAAGCTCCAAATAAGGTTAAAAAACAGGGAAAAAACAAAGAAAGAAACGAACTGGGTACAATTAAACCAATGACAAAACAAATCTTTTACTTGCTCCATGGGCATTGATATATACATTTTTGCCTTTGTTTTTTTCGTTTCCGTTACATAATCCGCATTCTTCACATTTACGGCCAATAGAATCGGATAAACAATTTATGGCGTTCATATCATTTATTTTGGCTATTTTTTCATTATGTGGCACAACGATAAAAGATCTATATCCAATAGAATTAGAATCTAATACATTGGTTTTGCTATCACATGAGGCCATAACGATATTTTTAAAATTAGGATTAATCCAAGGTTTATTCCATTGATGAGTGTAACCTGTTTTGCCATCGAATTTAGGCAAGAAATATTCCCAAACTCGCAACGGAACAAATGCAGGATCTCCATAAGTTCCAAGTCTAATCATTCTTTTATTACCATTCTTATCCAATAATCTAACATCGTGTTTATGTGGATTGTATTTGGGATAATTGCCTTTAATGTAAGATTTATAAACCTGCAAAACCCCTTGACCTACATTTACGTAACATGTTCGCTTCCATTCAATTTTACCTGTTTTTTCATTTTTAATAAATCGTCCCCTATGGATACAATCACCACATATTGCAGAATCTTTACCATTCTTTAATGCTTCCAAGGGGTTAACATCCTTACGAATAATGTAAGTTTGCACCATGTTTCCGGTTTTCTTGTTGCTAGACCTAATGATCATTATTACCACTATTACTTTATTCTGGTAAATAATGTATCCACTAGGTTTATTGTTCTTTTTAACTGTTTTTTTCGCATTAATAACCATTGCAAAACCCCTTTAAAATTATTGTGTGAAAAAACATAACTAATAAACAATATTAGTTAATAGTTATTGCATTATCCTTGATTAGCTTTTTACATTTATTTTTGCAGGCTAACCAATGATTTTTAGCTTCCATTGCATCAACACCGAATACCATCTTATCGGTATTCATATCAAATACTTCACTATGATATCCACAACCAATAATCATGTAATGTCCAAAGCATTGCGATTTAGTTATATACATTATTTGCTCCCCAGTTCGGTTAAATCCCAGTTTTCAATCAAAATACAAATATCACTCATTGTTTTTTCCTTAATTAAAATTTACTTGTTTTAGACTCAATTACCTTGCAAGGTAGTTTGGGCAATACCTTGGAATTATCAAATACATTGGAAGCAACAACAAAGAAAATAACTAACCCAACTACAATCGCTACAAAGTCGAACATTTTTAACCCCTTATTGACATTTCATTACACTTTTCAGTTAACCCCATTGGTTAACCTTACAATGTAATTATGCATTTAATCGGCAATAAATCAACCCCAATGTATCAAATATTCCATAATATTTTATGCATTTGTTGTAAGTCCTTATGTTATACAGACTTATGGCTTTTAAAAAGATTGATATTTTAGTTCATTTTAGCCTATGGGTAAAAATAAATAATCAAGGCATACATGGTATCTATCATGCTTAAATTGTTATTTCATTCTATTTGATATGCTTAGGTATTATCTTTATCTTTTATAGATTGTAATGGGGGGCAGGTATATGCTTAAAGTCTTATATACTGCTTATATAATTATATATATATTATATTATATTATTATATTATTATTATTAGATACACTACTCCAATTTAGTACATTTTAATTCATAATATTTTAAAGATAAAATTTATCTAATATTTAATCCATAATTAATTAAGATAAACTTTGTAGCTTATTGCATCCAATATGTTTACGAATAGGATAGAATACTAATAATAGATTAAGATAAAATTATATTATTATATTAATATATAGAGTTGTTTATCCTATTAATATCTGAAAACCTGGTTTCTACCCCCCACCCCACCCTAAACTCAGAGACTTTTTTTCAGACCCGTCAAGTTTCATTTTGTTAAATTCAAAAGTGCATCCAAAAAATTTTTCTATTTTTCCCAAATCGTCAAGTTGGTTTTCTCTTGCAATCCGTATATAAACTAATACAATAAGGAAATCTTAACCGGAGGTTTATATGCCATCAGATATGTCTATTCCTATTTCACAAACCATACCAGGAACAATAACGCTTGCTGCTAGTGGAACATCCCATGTCCACGCTTTTGTATTGCAACCAGATTGTGATTGTTATGTTCAGTTTTTTGAAGCGGATGGAACAACCGCAATGACAGGGAAAATTCATATTCCTCAGTACGATACGCTTACTAGTGCAGTTCAAGGTGGTGGTTTGCTTCTGAGTTCTGCGGGAATAAAGCTAACAGTATCTGGAAACACTTCTGGATCTCTAAATGGTTTTGTAGCTGTAAACAAAGACTAAACACAACAAATGTTTACTCAATAAACCATTGGGTCACCGAAAAATGGCAAAGAAAAAACCAGCACCGAAATCAACTCCTAGAACTCCAAGATCGAAAAAACCGATCACGGAGTCTATTTCGTATGATACTGGAAGTTATCAGACAGGATGGGGGCCGTTCTGGAACGATCCGTCTGAATATGGTGCGTTTCAGTTTCCTAATGCTGGAATGGGTGGTTGGGTCAATCCCGCTCAATTAGCGGTTAGAGACAATTACCTGTCAGGTGAGCAACTTCCGATCTATCTGTCTTGGTGGCAGCTTAAAAGCATTAGAGATAGAGCTAGATTCGTATTTGCAACCAATGAGTTTGCTCATGGGTTAGTTCAATGCTTTCAGTCATTCGTTGTTGGTTCTGCTGGATTTAAATGGCGGGTTGCTTCAATTGATCTAAAGAACCCAGTTCCAGAGGATCTATTGAAGAGATGTCAGGCCTCTTTAGACATCTTCAGAGAATACAACAACATGGTGGATGTCGAGAATGAAATTGTGTACCGACTTCATGTCGATGGAGAGGTATTCATTAGAAAGTTCCCGCAAGCCAATGGAATGCTCGTAATTCGCTTTATTGAGCCAGAATTGGTCAGAGGGTATGCTACCGACATTGGTTCGCCAAAAGACTCATTTGGCATCGTGTGCGAAGAAGACGATATTAACTCCGTTTTAGGTTATCAAGTGATTCTGAAACCTACGGAATCAAGAGAACCAACCTTTATCCCTGCTGAAGACATAATACACATCAAGATTGGCACAAATGCGAATGCGAAGAGGGGATTGACCACATTCTACCCTGTGTTCCAAAATTTGACCAATTGCGAAGATATCCTTGCATCTACAGTCACGATGGCGAAAGCTAGAGCAAAGATTGCAATGGTGCGAAAGATCAATAATGTCGCTCCTGACTCGATGTCCTCCCTTGTAGACTCTCAGATCGATGCTACGCTCGGTGGAAGCAATAATTTAGGTGCAACCGAAAGCATAGGGCTGGAGAGATTCGGCTATGGATCGATCATCACAGCACCAGCAAATGTTGACTACGAGTTCCCTGGGGCGAATGTTGACGCTGCTGGACTTATACAAGTATTGCAAGCCAACTTGCGATCACTTGCAACAAGGTTCGGCATCAGCGAAACCCTCATGTCAGGTGATGCAAGCAACAATAACTACAGTTCAGCACTTATTGCAGAAGCACCCGCACGAAGAACATTTGAACGATGGCAAGGGATCGTTGGAAGATCCTTGGCCGAATGTCGATTCGAGCCAAACAAGTCACTAGCTTGGTCACAGATTCACCTCGCATCCGAACACGGAATCATTCCAAAAGAGATTCTTAAGAACATTAAAATCACTTCTGAAGCGTATTCTCTTCAATCAAGAGAGCATCAGAAGGAAGCAGAGATGAACAATGTGTATCATTCGATGGGTGTGAAGTCGATTCAAACGATTAGGGCCGAATTAGGGCTTGATAACGATACTGAATCATCAAACTTCATTAAACCAATTGTTGATGAGAAGAAGGGTGCAACGGAAATTGATCCGATGAATCCTTCATCGAGAATCGAATCTGGAAGTGCTACCCAAGGCATTGGTGGTGGCGAACAAGTTCAAGATTCCGCACTCAATGGGGCGCAGATCGCAAACCTTGTCGATATTATTCATCGATGCTCTATCGGTGAGATTCCAATGGAAAGTGGCAAGGCTATTGCGAGAGCATCCTTCCCTGCCATCACACCTGAGATCATCGATCTCATGTTCAGAGATGTAGTGGTTAAGATACCAGAACCAGTACAACCTGTGTCAAGTTCTTCAGCAGAAAAACTTGACTCGACTGAACCACCGCCAAACCTTCCCGCTGCAAAAGCACCAAAAACATCGACTGTAACAGGATAATTGTTGACAACACTAGACGATTGGATGTAATATCATACCATGAATGCCGTCATTGAAAATAAACCAGGTGTAGTTGACCGAAACAAGTGTATTGTTTACGGTGTAAAAGTCCTTGGATTTAGCTCAATGAATGGCAGAATCTACGATCCAAAAGCAATTCGTGATGCAGTTCCGCTATACGAAAACGCTCCAGTCAATAAAGACCACAAAACCGAAGCACCTTTGTTTTCTGATCGGCTAGGATGGCTTCAAAATGTCCGTTTTACCTCAGAAGGTTTATACGCTGACTTCAGATACAACCCCCATGCTGATGGGATTGATTCGTTTTTGTGGTTCGCAGAAAACAATGGCCTCGGTGATGTAGGCTTTAGCCATCTCGTTAGTGGCAAATCAATTCCTGACCAAGATGGAACAGAAAGAGTTGTCCGAATCGACAGAGTTAGATCGGTGGATCTAGTTGCAAACCCTGCAACGACCACCACCATTTTTGAATCCAAGGAGATCGCAATGAAAAATGACAAGATGATGACCGAAGAAAACCCTGTGAAAGAAATGTATAAAGAAGAGGTTCCAGATGCTGCACCCGCACAAGAACCAACTGCTGAACCGACTTCGGAAGAACCGGCTTCTGATATGCTCAAGAAAATTATGGAAATTTGCGTTGGCCCAGGTGAAGGCTCGGCAAAAGGCAAGATGATTCTTGACCTTATCGCTGCTGCAACTGGCCTCGGTGGTGATATGACCGCTGAAACATCTGATGTAACAGGCAATCCTACTTCTGGCACACCAGCACAAGCTAATCTTGGTGACGAAGATCCTGGCGAAGAAGAGATGGAAGAAGAAAAGAAAGAATCCATTGATGAACTTCTTGAGCTTCGTAAATGGAAGGCTGAAAAAATCAATGAAGAAAAAATACTCTCTCTGCTTAAAGAGAGTAAGTTAGAAGCAACCCCTGTGTTTGTAAAGCAGTTGTCCGCTATCGGTGAAACGATGTGGGCAGAAGCGATTGAAGACAGGAAAAAGGTTGCTCTTGTTCGGTCTAGTGTTAAGCCAGTTAGTTCGACTGCAATCCAAGGCGAGTCGAATTATCAACAGTTCCGTGAAAATGTCCTTGGCAAGTAAGCCATCATTAAGGAGTCCTATCAATGGCGATTACTTACAGTTTCAATGCGACTAATCCTGTGGTGGCCCCAGTTGCCACTAACAAGGCGATTGCAGTTGGCGATTTAGTAGCTTTATCTTCGGGTAGTGCTATTTCCGCTTCTGATTTCGCTTGGGATACTAACTTAGCAACCACTCAAACTGCGTTTGCTAGTGCTTTGTTAGGTATTTCTGGTCAAGCTAAGAAAGCAGATGTCGCACTTGTGTACGGCAATTCTGTAGCCAATCAGATCCGTGTTGATTGCTCTGGTATTTTCCAAGGCGATTACTCTGGTTCTGCCCTTCTCGTTGGGGATTTCGTAGGCCCAACAAATTCTGGTACTGTTCTTCAACCCCAATCTTTGGTTAAAGTTGCTTCCGCTGCTTTGGCTATTGGTCGAGTTGTTGAAGCCCTTGCGGGTACTGGGATTGTAAAATTCCAATTGTTGTCTGGTCAAAACCCTGTGGCTAAGTAACCACAACTTTTTTAGGAGAATAGCATGAAGAGTTTAGGTAAAAAGCTGAAGGAATTTGGCCAACAAAATGGTTTGGCGAAAACCAAAGCGTTCTTTTCGGAATCCATCAGCAAAGGCGATATTTCGGTAAACCGAATCTCCCTTAGAGGGCTTGCCGAAGGTATCATTGGTGATGATTGGGCCGAACAGCTTAATCGTTTCAATGGGCCTGAGAGAACCTTTATGGAAGCCACCGAAGCGGTTGATGCAAGTAATTTTGCAGCAATCACAGGTCAGATCCTTATTACTACGGTTCAAGAAAAATACAAATTGGCATCGTTTATCGGTGATCAACTTGTATCGACCATCCCTGCTGGTCAAAACCTTGCTAGCGAGATCATCCCTTGGTTAAGCGACATTAGTCCTTCGCCAGAGGTTGTTCAACCTGGTATGCCTTATCCACAAACCCAGTTCTCTGGTAACTATGTACGACTCCCAGCCATTGAAAAGGTTGGTCGAATCTGTGCAATTACCGCAGAAATGATTTACTCGGATAAGACCTCGCAAGCTTTGGCATCTGCCGAATCCGTAGGTACTTATTGCGGTCTAGTGCGTGAAGAGAGAATTCTCAACACAGTACTTGGCCTCACAGGTAGCTATGTTTATGGTACTGCTACTGGTGCAGAAGCGACTCTGAATACCTATTCAGCAACCGCTCAAGCTGGCATGACTTTTGGGTTCATCAACAAGGTGACTTCTTATGCGTTGAGCAACTTTGCTAGCATTAATACGCTAGAGCAGTTGTTCTACCAAATGAAAGATCCTAATACTGGTAAGCCAATCGACATCTTTGGCCCTGGTATGCAGATGCTTGTTATGCCTTTCCAAAAATATACTGCTTCTAGGATTCTCAATCCTCAGACCACCACTAAGAATGGGCCTTATGCCACTTCTGGTGATGTTGAGCAGTTGGAAAGTCCTAACCCATTGGATAACAACTATGGTCTTCTCACATCCGCTCATGCGAGAAACCTGTTGGTAACCAGTGGTGTTGCTGCTGCTACAGCAGACAAGTATGTTTACTTGGGCAACTTCAAAAAGGCTTTTGTATGGCGAGAAGCCAAGCCAATGGAAGTTGTTCAAGCTCCCGCTAACAACTGGGCAGAATTTAATCAGGACATTGCAGTTGCCATCAAGGCTTCTTGGTGGGGTTCTGCTGGTGTTACTGATCCACGCTATGTGGTTCAAGGTCTTCCCGCTTAGTCCTACCTACCCTAAAGTTGGGGGTCAGTTCTTGACCCCTGACTTTCTTTTTAAGAGGTGATTATGCCAACTCCAGCCGAAAACCTCCTGACTATACGAAACAACTATATAAACGCATTGGTGGATGATTCTACCAATCCACAACCTTCTTATTCATGGGAGGGTGTTGCTGTTTCTAGAACAGAGTGGAGACAGCAAACATTGCAGCACATTACGCAAGTAAATAAGTTGCTTACTTATGTGAATCCTCAAACATATAAAACCCAATTCATGTAAGAGGTGTGTATGCCTACTCTAAATCTGTCTCAGGAATTTTATGTTTTTGATAACCCAGAAACACTTATTCTCAAGAACATAGACAATACTACTGTCACAACAAGTTATGGATTTAGAAGAGCAATGACTCTTGCTTATACTGATCAAAGTGGTGTAGCAAAGATTGAAAACATCACAAGGTTTTTAGTTTGGAAAGCAAACCTTGACGGATTTAAACCAATGGTGGACTGCGAAATAACTGATTCTAGTTCGGTGAAGTATTATGTCAACAGTACAGACAACTCTGGAAACAGAGAGTATTACGGACTTGATTGCACCCAACAGAGCTAAATATGAATAAAAGAGTTTTTAGTAAACCTAGACCTATTATGACTGCTAATGTAAATGATCGTTATACTACGATCATGGACACACTTTCAGATAATCTTGTCGCTCTAAGTTATACAGTATATAAGAGAAAAGGTGCTGTAATAAGGGAATCTGATGCGTTTCCATGCGTAGTAATAGCACCATCAGAAGAAGGCGAAGAATTAGGAATAGAAACTTTTGGTGGGATATCTGAATACATATATTCTGTCAGGGTTTATTATATTCAAGAATACTCTAGGGATTTGGTGTATACGGATCTTGATGACAGATACAAAATAAGAAAAGAAATATACCAGATAAGCCAATACCCATCTTCGCTTAGTCCATCAAGAATAAACATCAAAGGAATTCAGCCTTTTTCGGTCAATAGCAACCCGAATACAGTTTACAATGTTACTGGTTTTAAGGTATCATATGGCTTCATGGAACAAGGTATAGTTTAATTTAAGGAGTTAAAAATGGCAGTCGAAAATATTTTTCTCACAGGAAAAACAGCAAGACTAATTTTTACAAGAACAGATACACCTGGAACTTCGGTATCTATCCCTTGTACATCAGTTACTGTTGCAACAAAAATTGATACTCCAGAAGCAAGTAATTACAATTCATTAGGATTTGTAGAGCTTGTTGCTGGTATTCAAAGTGCAGAGATAACAGCAGATGCTGTTTATGATAAAACTCAAATGCCTATTATTTTTGCTGGCATGAAAATGGATGTTGTTTTTGCTCCAGATGGTGGAAGGTCTCCATTTACAGCAATAGCACCAACTGTTAATCAGGCCACATTAGATACTCACGAATATTTAGCATACGATGCAACCCCTGTTTATTTTGAATTTCCAAACTGCACAGTAACAAATGTAACTTACGATGTAGCTGTAAGAGATGTTCAAAAATTCAAAGTTACATTAGTTCCTTCATCTGCACCTGGTGTTGATTTTGGTAGTTTTGCTTTCTAAAAAAACAATATAGGAGAATTAAAAATGGCTATTCTATCGGGAAGAAGAGCTACAGTAAATGTTGGTGATCTTACTGGGGTTCCAGCCACCAATGTTTCTGTTAACTCAAAAGCAGAAGTAATTGATACTACTTCATTTATTAATGAAGGATTTGATGCTCATGTTATTGGTCTTTATTCCGCAGAAATAACCTTAGACCTTCTTCAAGTTTATGGTGGATACGGATTAAGACAAGGTGCAATTGGTTCTATAACAATTTTTGATGGTGATGGAACTCCAGGTCAAGGTATAACCATAACTAAATGTATATTGACTGCTGTCAATTATACTTCAGATGTTAAAGATGCTCAAAAAACATCTTTGACTTTTGCTACTTATGGTGATTTTGATTTTGAAATCGGTAATCTTGATTAGTTTTTTTAAAAGGAAGCAAACATGGCAGATACAGTTGGAAATTTGTTGAACTCCAGCGGTGAAGGTTCTTTGACCATTGAATATAATGGAAAAAAATATACCGCTGGATTAATTACTCAAAAAGTTAAAGCTGAATTTGAAAAGCGAATGGAGAAGAAAGCTCTCGATTCTGTTTTTTCAATGAAAGATAGACTTGAACCTGTTGAATTCCGTGAAGCAATTTCTTCTGTAACTAGAGATATTGCGAGCGGAATTTATTCATTTGGTAGTGAAAATTCTATAGCAGCATTATCAACTCCATCTGGAGCATTGGCATTTGCATCTATATTGTTTTCAGCACCTGAGAATGAAGTTCAAGATGTCATGCTTGCTGAGAATGAAAGGTTTGAAGCAGTCATGGAAATCGTTAGGGATAAATCATTCCCAAACGGCAAGAAGGTGTAGGTAACGGATCTTTTAACCCAAAAGAACCAATCCCTCCACCTAATTTAAAAACCTACTATGTAAATTTGATGGATAAACCTTATCTCCTTCGGCCTTGGGAGATTGAGCAGTTAACCGATAGGCAGATAGTTGAGTTGTATTATCGAAGGAGAGATGACAAGGGTGTTCCTGTTTCCATTCCTGACGAAAAGCATGAATGGGATACTAGAAAGAAAATCGTTCCTGTTGAAGATATGCTGTTGCAAAAATACCTTAATTTTATGAAAATGGGAGCATCTCTAGGGGTTAATGAAGCCAAGATGAAGTCTTCTTGGATAAAGCAATTTGGAAGCGTACCACCAGGAATAATATAATGGCAGATATTCCATTAAAATCAGATGACGAGATGACAAATGATCTGGTTGGTGCAGTAGAAAATATCGCCCAGAGCGTTAAGGCGGGTTCGAGGGATTTCACCAAAAGCTTTAATGGTTTGACTACAGCAATCAAAAGGCTTCAAACAACCCTTGTAAACGCAATTAAGTCAATTAAAGTCCAAGTAGTAGCCAAGCCAGAAAAGACAGCAAAACAGCCAACCAAGGTCAAGGAAACAACAACTAAAGAAGTTGTAAAAGAAAAAGAAACAAAGACGGAAGTAAAGCCAGAACCAAAAGCTAAAGTTCCAAAGATAGAAAAAGTAATAGACCCAGCAGAAGCAGCAAAAAAAGAAAAGAAAAACAAAATAGCAGATGAATCTGCTGAATTAAAATTGCAAACCCAAAGAAACAATGCACAGTTATCTGCTTTGCGTTTACAAAGAGCGTTAACTCCTAAACCAGAAAAGAAAGCACCTCCAAAAGAAAAAACCAAACCTGTTGATCCACAAGAAAAAGAAAGATTAGCAAAAGAAAAAGCCAGAGAAAAAGAAATAGAAAAGAGGCAAGAAAAAGTTAAGCCAGTAAGGATTTCTTCTTTGATTGAAGGTATCAATCAAACAGGAGATGCTTGGTCTAAAATGATTTCTGGTGTTAGGAATACTGTAGCAGACATTGATAACGCTAGAAAAGAAGAAGAAAAGCAAGTTGCAAAAACTGGTAAAGAAGGAACTAAAGAGTTTGTTGGGCCTCCTCAAAAACTTTTTATCAACCAGCAAAATAAAGAGAAGCAAGAAAAAGATAAATACGAAAAAGAAGTTCAAGAAAGGCAGAGAAAACTTAAACCTGTAAATGTATCGTCTTTAATAACTGGAATAAACCAAGTTGGTGATGCTTGGTCTAAGGTTATTTCTAATGTAAAAAATTCAGTAGAACAGCAAGCAAAAATAAAAGAACAAGAAGAAAAGAATGTAATTGAATCCGGCAATGAAAAATCCAAAAAGTTTGTTGGGCCTTTAAAAAAAGACTTTGAAGAAAACGAAAGAAAAAAAGCTCTTCCAAGTGGCCCAGAGTTTGTAGGCCCATCAAAAGATTTATTTAACACAGATCAAAAAAGGCAAAAAGACGAAGAAGAAGTAAAAAAGCTTGGAAAAGAAGGAACAAAATCTTTTGTTGGGCCTCCTAAAAAGCTTTTTGAAAATGACGAAAAGGCTGTTGCTGATGCAGCAGCACAGGCGATTGCTGATGCAGCACAAGCAATTGCTGATGCAGCGGAACAAGCTGCCGATGATGCTAAAAAAGCATTAGAAAGAAAAAACAAAGCGGAAGAAGAAGCAGCTAAAGCGGAGAAAGTATTAAGAGATTATTTTAGAAAAAAAGCAGAGAAAGAAGCATCAGATTCAGCAAAAGCAGCACAAGAATCAGCAAAAGCTGCCAACGATTTAGTTAAGCAGCAAGAGCAAGCTGCAAGACAACTTGAACAAGCAAATCAAAGAACCCAAAAAGAATTAGATTCGATGATTGCTGGTTTTCAGAGGCTAACACCTTTGTTTAAAGGCCCATTAGTTAGCTATGGCTTGAAGATGATAGCTAAAGGTGTTGGATACAAGCAACCACAAACATTGTCTAAAGGTGGAGATGTTTCTTATCTTGCTGATGGTGGTGATGCTTCTAATCCAATGAAGCCAAAAGGCACAGATACTCAACCAGCAATGCTTACTCCAGGCGAGTTTGTTGTAAATAAAAAGGCTTCTCAAGATCCAGAAAACAAAAAGCAACTTGAATCAATAAACAGCGGGGGAAACAAAAGAAAACTTGGAGACAGCATTTCTGGAAGTTTTTTAAAGTCAGTTATTAGCCAGTACAAACAAGGAAAAGATGCACCAAAAACTGAATATCGTTCTTCTGGCGGTTCAATTGGAGGAGGAGGTTCTAGTGGAGTTGGTTATTATGCTGCTGGCGGGCCAGTAGGTGCAGCATTGGGTGCAGCGGTAACCATTTCTGGAATTGTTATAAACAGTTTTACTAGTGCTGTAAAAATAGCTAGTGATGCTATAGCAACATTTGGGTCATTTGTTGCAAAAGCAAATCCAGCGGTAATGCAGAAATTGGAAATTATATTCAATGATCTTCAAGGAGTTATTGGAAGGGCTGTTGCTCCAGCATTTATATATCTTACACCATTGCTAAGAAGATTTTCCGACTATGTTGATCATGGAATGAAATTAATAGGGCCATCGATATCTAAAGTTGCAGTTGCTTTTGATAATATTGTAAGGCCATTATTAGATCTTGGTTCTGTATTAATAGAAATACTTAACCCAGTAATAAGTCTTGTTTCTTCATTGTTTCTTGGAATATCAGAAATTATAAAGCCACTCATACAGAGTTTTGCAACTCTTATAGGTGCTATTAATGATATTGTTTCTGTTTTAGTTGGTTGGATACCTGTTGCAGATTTTGTAGGTGGTGTTTTAAAAGCATTTGGTCTTGTGCTTGGAATAGCATTAGACATGATTACTACTGTTGCAAGTCTTTTTGTTTCTGCAATAGGAGCGATTATAAAGGGTATTGGCGTTTTAATATCAAAAATTCCTTTTATGGGTTCAATTGGTAAAGGTATAGCAAAAGGTGGAGATACATTGCTTCAAACAGGAAGGAACATGAGGTCTAATGATCCAAATAGAATAAAGAATGGATCTTCAACTGGTGCAGCAGTAAGAGAAGTTCAATCAATGTCTATATCAAGTGTTGGTGATGAAATTAGAAAAAATGCATTGATGGCAGCATCTGACTCAAAAAGCCAAGAAGATCTGCTTGGAGATATATCTAAAAAGCTTAGTAAAGAAGAACTTGCAGCAGCATTTGCTGATGGCCTTGCAAAGAACCCGAAAGAATCAGTAAGAAATTTGGTTGGAAGCAATCCGTTTTTCAAAGGATTACCAAATCCAGTTCCAACACAAAACCCAGTATAGGAGAAATAAAAATGCCTTCAGTACCATTTAATGAACCTCAGTTGTGGGAAAATGGAGATATATCAGAAAAAGTTTCTGGGACATCTCCAAATGCAACATCTATAGCATTAGAAGGTGAATCAAGAGCATCACTTGTATACATAATAAATGGGCCAGATGAAAATTTAAAATCAGATAATCCATTAGCTTTGTTTTGTCAACAGGTTTTAGGGAAAACAGAAATAAATACAGTAGATGGTTCTTTAAAAAGAACACCACCTATGGCTCATCCTCAATTCCGATGGTTGTATGCAGAAAGAATATCAAGCATCAAAGGAATTGGCCTTGAAAGAAAAAGCACAGGACAATTTGATTCTGGTATTTTATCGTGGGATACAACAGCATCAAACTCTTGGCAATATGTTGCACCTTACTATGTTATTTATGATAAGTATGAGGTTGTTGTTGAGTTTTCTTCAAGACCATATCTTGTTGTTAGTGATCAGGCTATCGATGATCTTAATGAAGAATTCCCAGGTGTATATAGAATTGATGGTGCTGATGGTGATTACGCTATGGATGATGGAAGTCCAAATGCTTGCTCTGGAAATCCCATTAGAGAATATAAAAGGTATACTACATATGTTACAGAACCTTCTGCCGAATTTTTAACAATGAAAGGTGGAGCTTATAAATTTTCATCAGATGTTTCTGAAGTAAATGGTAAGACAATAGTTGGATTTTATGGAAAAACATTAGTTCCAAAAGTTGTATTTAAAATGACATGGTTTCAAGTACCATACGAATTTGTAGATCCAACCAATGACGCATCTACAAACATTTATGAAGCACTTGGAAGAGTTAATCAGCATTATTGGTATGGGTTTGAACCTGGAGAATTGCTTTTTACTGGATTCAGTAATACTCCAAAAGTAAAAGCTCTATTTGATTTTAATGACTATGCATCATCAGATATAGGTAAGTTGCCAGAAATGGAAGCATTGCTTTATACTGATATAATTTTAAATTTTCTTTACATACCTGTGTTTTCAACTACAACTAGTGGTAATCCTTATCCAAGTGAACCAGCTGGAATTATAAATCCAGATAATTTAAGTTATATTAATGCTGGACATAATCTAGCCATGTCGAATGTAAACAAGAAGTATTATCCTGTGATATCAGAGGATGTGGATTCCCCTACACCTCCTAATAATTTGAAGAAAAAGCCAATATATGATAGCTATCCTTTTGAATTGATATTTAACGCATTGCCGTGTAAAATGACAACTGTATAAACCCCACAAGAGGTGACATATGTTAGCTGGAACTTACGACATAATTTGCGAGCAAGGTGCAACATTCCGAAGAATTATATCGGTTGTTAACGCTGATGATTCGCTTCCAGATTATTCGGGAAGTACAGCAAGGATGCAAGTTAGGCCTTCAGTTGAATCAGCTACAATTATAATTGAATTGACCACAGAAAACGATGGCATAACCCTTGATGACAACTCGCTTACTTTGGCGATCACAGCAGCAGATACATCAGACTTGCCTGTTGGAACTTACAAATACGATTTGGAAATACAGACTGGTGCAGAAGTCATTCGTTTAGTTCAAGGTTCTTTTAAAGTTAGTCCAGAAGTAACTAGGCCAGCATAATAGGAGCAATTATGCCATCCCCAGTTTTTGCAAAAGTTACTGTGCAAGAGGAACCATTTAAGGTTGCTGTAACTCAATCAAAAATTGTTGCAACTTCAACAGATCCTGTTTCACAGGTTGTAATTGCACAAGATAATTCAGTTGCTGTTTTTAGATATGAAACAACAACAGGTGCTTTTGAACGAGTTACTTATGTTGGTGTTACATCAGATAGCGAAGATTTAGAAGTTTCTGGTTCACCGATAACTGACTCAGGAACAATTGATTTAAGTCTTTCTACTACTGGTGTTACCTCTGGAAGCTATACATCAGCGAACATAACTGTGGACAGTAAGGGAAGAGTCACAGCAGCAGCAAATGGAACTAGTGGTTCTGGAACTTTGGCTGGACTTTCAGATGTGGCAATTACAAGCGTAGCTAATGACGATATTATTAAATGGTCATTAGGGGCGAGTAAATTTACTAATCAAAACATGGTCGATGGCGGTTCTTTTTAGGAGTTTTTATCATGGCAAATGTAATCAGAATTAAGCGTAGAAGTTCTAGTGGTGCAGCGGGTGTAAGCGGTGTAACAGGGATTTATAACGGAGAACTGTTATATAACGAAAATGATAATACTCTTTATTATGGATATGGTGATGCTGGATCTGGCATTGCTTCTTCTATTACCGCTATTGCTGGAACAGGTGGATTTGTAACAATTGGAACAACCCAAACTATTACTGCTGAAAAAACCTTTTCCAACGCTGTAAGCTTTACTAACACATCTGTTACTTTTCCTTCTGGATTTACATTACCTGTTAACAGAGGTGGTACTGGAAGTTCAACAGCATCAGATGCAAGAACCGCTTTGGGCTTAGCAATCGGAACTAATGTTCAAGCATGGGATGGCGATCTTGATGCCATCGCTGCATTGTCTGGAACTACTGGTTTATTAAAGAAGACCGCTGCAAATACATGGTCTTTAGATACTACCTCATATGGATCTGGCACAGTTACTTCAGTTGGTGTTTCTGTTCCTACATCAATTCTTTCTGTTTCTAATACACCAGTAACAACGACTGGAACAATTGCATTAGCATTAGCAACTCAAACTGCAAATTATGTTTGGTCAGGCCCAACAACTGGATCTGCTGCAACACCAACTTTTCGTGCATTAGTTGCAAATGACATTCCAGCACTTAGCTATTTGTCTACATCTGGAGGTACAGTATCTGGTAATGTGGTTGTGACTGGCACATTGGAAGTTCAGGGTACTACCACTACAATTAGCTCTAGTACATTAGTTGTAGCAGACAAGAACATTGAGCTTGGAAAAGTTACTACACCAAGCGAATCCACGGCAGATCAGGGTGGTATAACTTTGAAGTCAACCACAGATCATACGATCTTGTATACTGCTGCAACAACTTCTTGGGATTTCTCAGATCATGTGAATCTAGCTAGCGGGAAATCATTTAAAATAAACGGAACTACTGTTCTTTCTGCAACTGTTCTTGATGGTGTGATTGTTGATGGGGGTACTTTTTAGTGGCTAATACCATTAAACCAAAACGATCTTACACGGCTTCTAATACTCCTACATTAGCGAGTGGAGAAGTAGGAGTTAATGCAGCAGATGGTAAGATATGGATTGGAAATGCTGCTGGTAGTGCGAATGTATTAGTTTCGTCTTTAGCTCGTTCAGACCATACTGGAACTTTAACTGTTGCCAATGGTGGAACAGGATTAGGAACATTAACAGCGAACAATGTAATTCTTGGTAATGGAACTAGTACCCCAAGTTTTGTTGCTCCTAGTACAAGTGGAAATGTTCTTACCAGTAATGGTACAACTTGGCAAAGCACAGCACCAGCAGCAGCATCTGGAATGCCTACTGGGGCAATCATGCCTTTTGCAGCAATTTCCCCGCCAACAGGTTATTTACTATGTGACGGATCTGCTGTATCTAGAACTACATATTCAACATTGTTTTCTACGATAACACCAAGCAGAGGAACAATTACAGTAACAATCGCATCTCCAGCAGTAGTTACTTTGTCAGCACACGGATTTCAAACAGGAGATATTGTATATTTTACTACCACAGGTGCTTTGCCAACTGGCTTGACAATAAATACTCTTTATTATGTTATCTATGTAAATACTACTACATTTAGACTTGCAACATCAGCAGCAAATGCAGCAGTTCCAACACCTATTAATACATCTGGAACTCAATCTGGAACACACACACTATTTCATTGCCCTTATGGTTTAGGTGATGGAAGCACAACATTCAATGTTCCTAATATGCTTCAAAGAATCCCTATCATGGCGGGTTCTACTGGTGCTGGATTGACTGCAAGAACTTTAGGTAATACTTTAGGTTCTGAAAATACAACACTTGCTGAAACAAATTTGCCAGCACATAGCCATTCTTTTACTCCTTCTGGAACAAATACCGCTGATGCTTCACATACGCATACAATGAGTAATGCTGGAAGTCATCAACACACGGGAACAAACGGTTGGCAACCATTGGTATTTGTTTCAACTGGGGGCGGTGCGGGGCTTTCTTCGGGTTCATCTTTCCAAAGGTACAACATGGAAAGCGTAATGAACGCTGCTGGAGATCACAATCACGGAACTACTAGTGCTGGTTCATCACATAATCATGCGTTTACTGGAACTGCTGGAAATACTGGAAATGGCAATGGTGCATCTACAAGTTTTACAAATATGCCACCAGTAATAGTTATTAATTACATCATTAAAACATAAGGATTTTTTATGTTAGATCATTTTACAGTTTCTAATTTGTGTAAAATTTCACCAGAACTAAGCGATTCTGGATATTTGTATCAAGTAAATGTAATTGAAACAAATGATGATCAAACAGTTAAAAATAATACTTACAGAATTAAATCAACAGAAGAGATATCTATTAAACTTGACGAATTAAAAAATCTTCTTTTGAATTATACTCCTGTTGTATTAGATACTTTAAGTGCAGCAAAATCTAAAAAGTTAGGTCAGATTAATAACCAATGGTTTATTTTAGAACAAACAGGCTGGAACTCTGGCCAAGGCTTTAATTTGGGTATTACTTCTTCTGATGTTGCTCTTTTAGTGGGTGTTTTTTCTTTGGCTAAAGAAGCAGCAGCAATGGGCCTTGCTGTACCATCAATCATAGCCATGAATAATTCGGTTGTTAATTTTGAAACCATATCTGAAATGACTATTTTACTTCTTAGATATGGTGCAGCAAGATCACAGATGTCAGAAGATTTTGCAGCAAAACGAAGAGCGGTTGAATCGGCAACAACTGTTGAAGAATTAGAATTAATTCAATAACGAGAAAAAAATGCCAACAGATATTTTTGCAAAAGTGACTGTTCAAGAAGAACCATTTATGGTTTCCGTAAACAATCAAAAGGTTGTTGTAACGGCTTCTGATCCTGTTTCAAAAGTTATAACTGTTGACGATACTTATGTGACTGTTTTCAGATACGAAAGCACAACACCTTCAACCAGTTCGTTTGGAATCACAGCACCTTCTATTTTCTCTGTTTCTGGTAGCCCGATTGTTTCCAGCGGTGTTATAGACATAGCTTTTGAAACTGTTGCAAAAAATACAGTTTTGTGCGGTAAAGTAAGCACTACTGGTGAACCTTCATTTAGAAATTTAGTGTCTAATGACATTCCAGATTTATCTGACATATATCTTACAGCAGTTAGTCACGATGCGAGTCTTACTGGAGATGGAACACCATCTTCACCTTTACAAATTCTTACTGGTGGAATTATTGGAAGCGTAAGTTCAGTAGCAATAGATTCTACTGACCTTATGGTTTACGATTCACCTATTACTGATTCTGGAACAATTACATTAGCTATTGCAAATACTGGTGTTACTTCTGGAAAATATGGTTCAGTAGCATCAATTCCTGTTTTGACAATAAGCTCCAAAGGACAGATAACTGAAGCAACAACTGTTGCAATTCCAAATTTTGCAAAAGACATATTTCATCCATTTTTATTCGGGGGTATGTAATGCCACAAGTCCATAAAGTTTTGGGTCAGGTTATACCTTCACCATCAAGCTTGACTAATCTGTATACAGTTCCAGCAGCAACCAGCACTATTGTTTCAACATTAGTTGTTTGCAATCAAACTGCATCTGCTAAAACTTTTCGTATAGCTGTAAAAAAGTTGGGTGTATCGATTTCAGACGAAATGTATATTGCTTATGATGCACCGATTGCAGCATCTGATTCAATCTTTCTTACGATAGGAATAACTCTTTCTGCAACAGATGTTATTGCTGTTCAATCTACTGCTGGTTCAGTTGGATTTTCTTTATTCGGTGCGGAGATTTCATAACATGACAGTAACTAATTTTACAAACAGAGTGGTAAATATCAAAAATGTTGCACCTACCCCTAGCCCAAGTCCTACTCCTACACCTACTCCAACTCCTAGTCCTACTCCTACTCCTACCCCCACTCCTACACCCACTCCATCCCCTAGCCCGACACCCACACCCACACCGACTCCTACACCAACTCCTACTCCTACTCCTAGCCCTACTCCTACACCTACACCTACACCTACTCCTACTCCGACTCCAACACCAACACCTAGCCCTACTCCTACTCCTACACCTACACCTACTCCTACACCAAATTTAGTCAAGATTTCAGAGACTGGCAGTAGTCATACAGTTGCTGGTGATGGTTCGATGATGTCTCCATTAACTGGTTATGTAAATGACTCGCTGACAATAAATTACCAAGCTTCGGTTAGCGGAACTCTTTATTATAATTTTAGTCTTTATGACATGATGAGTTCTGGTGCGATGGGTTATGTTACGATCAATGGGACTTACATAGAAGGTGTTTTGTATGCCAATGGCATGAGTTTTACTGGAACAATAGGAATTTCTTCTGGTGATTCTTTGGCTATACTTTTCAGCATTGGTGGCGGTTATCCAGGGATGACTTATTTAACTGTAACATCAATTTATATTTCTGTTTAAAAGGTCAAAAAACTGTTCCAATTTTGGGCCTTAAATGATAAAATGCTTATTTATTGGAGATGATGAAAATGATGTTCGCAGAAATCAATATCATCGACATTTTTGAGCGTTTCGGGGTTTCTTTAAGTTTTTTGATTTTTATGCTATGGACAACTTATAAAGGTTTTGGGTGGCTAGGAAGCAACATATTATTGCCCTTACACCAAAGACATATGCTGTTCATAGATCGATTAGAAAACTCGATTGGCGAGGTAGCCAAGGCTCAAGCGGAAAGCTTGAGAATTTTGACGGAAGTTTTGAATTATACTAGGACTTTAAAAAAGGAAGTGAAGCAATGATTAATTTTCCGCAAGCTATGCCTACAGATGCCATGATGCTAGTTGTTGACAAAGTGCGTGGCAAAAAAGATGTAGGTAATAAAGAATTTAGTAATGCACTTTGGAACATCGTTGGATACGCTGCTGATCAAGTTATTCCTGACGATAAGCAAATCTTTCAAGAATCTGAAGTTTCTCTTGAAGATTTTGCTGCAATTCTTGAACAAGCAATTCCACAAGGTGACTTTCACGGCAACCCAGTTACGATTGGGATTGTGCCTTGGGCAATCGTTTTGAAGACCGCATTAAAGCTATTGATCTCCGTTTTTTTATAATCGGGGATCACAATGGGCCAAGGTTAGAGCAGAACATTTAGAAAAGAATCCTTACTGTTCTGCTTGCCTTGAAGATGATCCCGAATTGCTTCAAGTCCACCATCTGATACCATACTCGGTAGATCCGTCTAGAGAGATGGAATCAGAAAATTTACTATCGTTATGCCGACCTTGTCATTTTCTTTTTGGTCACGCAAAAAAATGGGCCTCGGTTAATGTACATTGTTTGTCAGATTCTAGGATAATGGCAGAAAGAATAAGGAATAGACCATGATAAACCTTCTATTTTTAGTGTTTCTTCAAGTTCCAACTATAGAACTACCTTTAAAGGTTTCTGGTCAACCGGGAGCGTTTATAAGCGTTCCAGCAAAGACTGAGTCAAAACTTGTAAAATGGGTTTCAATCGACAAGGGATTGAACATTTTCCCTGTTGATCTTTTAAAAGATTCTAAGACTTTGGTGGTAACTTCGCAAACTCAGGGTGTATACAGATTATTTGCGTATGTTGGCAATGAGTCTGGCCCATCTGATCCAGCGTTTACATCTGTTGTGATCGGTGACGAACCCGCTCCAACTCCACCCGCTCCACCAGTAAATCCAGATGGAGATATCAAAGCAGCAGCAGCGAAAGAAGACAAAGACCAAGTAAAATGGTTGTCTATGTTCTACGATGAGCTTGCGAAAGAATGTCAGAAAAACGACTACGAATTTCTTACAGATATTTTTAAAGCTGCCAAGACAACAATCAATAAACAGTTCATGGAAAATGAACTTGCAAATCTTAGGGATGTAATTGGAAAAAAATTAAACCAGAAACTTCCCAAAGATGGTGCGTTAAAGTTGGATCAAAAGCTTAGAGATCTTTTGACAAGTGAATTTATTCAAATATCTAAGGAGTTAAAGCAATGAGCATGGAAAACCAACCACAATTTGGCGATAGAAAAAAGAAACCAATAGTACCAAAACCAGTTGCACCAGTAGTGCCACCCGCTCCCCCCAAGCAATAAGGAGTTTTAGAATGGCTATGGAAAACCAACCAAGGTTTGGCAATAGAAAAAAGAAACCAGTATCTCTAGTAATTCCACCAGTAATTCCTCCGGTATCAACCATGCTACCAGAGAAATTCGGATGGTTGCCAATTGATACGCAACCTAAAGAACTTCAAGATAAGTTCAATGCGAAGCTTGTTCCTTTTCAAATCTCTGGCCCTCCATTAGATTTAAAAGAATCGCTTCTTTACAAGGTGGTTAATCAAGCTGCTGGATACGAGTTTTTTCCTTGGGATCAAAAGACAGGCTCATGTGTAGGTCATGGTGCATTGGCGGTCATGGCAACGCTTCAAGCAGTTGAAATCGTTACTCAGAGACAGACATTTGAGGAATGGCGAGTTCCGTTCATTCTTTACAATTATGGACAGTCTAGAGTTAGGGGCGGGATGCATGGTACTGGAGAAGGTTCTTTTGGCAGTTCTATGGCTGAATCTTTGAATGAAGATGGATGCCCACCATTAGATGAAAGATGCCCACAACCCATTAAAGAACAAGATGGATCTTGGACTTTTGGGGCATCAGCAGAAACTGCTTGGTCAAATGGTGACAAGCCACCTGTTGATCTTTCTAATTCTGCTAATAAGTTCAAAGTTCAAAGCACCTCAAAGCTTAAAAATAGTGACGAGGTTAAACAGGCTTTATCGCATGGATACCCTGTAACCATCGCTTCATCTTGGTGGGGATTTAGCGACATTAAAATTAAACCATCTGGAAACCCTGCTATTCAATTAGCATCAAGAAATCAAACATGGGGGCATCAGCAATCGTGTTTAGGCTTTACTACTCATCCAGATTTTGGATTAATATTTTTGATTCAAAATTCTTGGGGTAACGCTCACGGAACACCACCAGGAAATTTTGGCGAGCCTAAAGGTTCGTACTGGATTAAAGCCAAGGATATGGATAGAATCTGTCTAGAGGAAGTTTTTTCTTTCTCGAATTTTGATGGATACCCTGCACGAACTATCGACTGGTCGATATAATGTGCTTGGTTACTTTTTTTCTTTAGGAGGAAGCATTATGTTTAGTTTAGTGTTGGCGGTTGGAATGGTAATTGATCTGCCTATTCGCAAGAGTTCATGTGCGAATGGTCAATGTTCTGCACCCGCAGTACAGATCGAAAAAAAGGTTGAAAAAACTATTAAGATCGAAACAGTAAAGACCGATACAAAGGTCTTCCGTGGAGGCAAACTTCGCTTTAGCCTTCGTGGATCAAGTTGCTGTGGTCGATAGTCTTCGCTAAGATATATAGATAACCACAGGACACACCTAAAAATGTGTCCTGTTTTTTTAGAGGTAGCTAATGCGTATACAACCAGTACAAGGTTCTGGGATGAATGTTGGCTTTGATGCTGCATCTGGTAGCATTACCATAAGCAACGAAGGCAATACCCCTTTTTTATATGCAGTTGTAAAAGGTAGGATTGCTATAGATATCAATGATGCTTCTGCTGGTTATCACAGATATCACGAATTTTATGAAGTTAATTGGAATGGATCGACTTTTGTAAAATCAGTTGGTGGTTTATTTGCTGATTACAACACAAGGCACACCTGTGTAAAAATGGTTACTATACCTTATAATATAGATGCTTCTTTTAGTAGAAGTAATTACACAGGGAATGGTTTAGTTTATCTTACTAGATCAAGAGGTATTGATAAATCTGATGGAAGAGAGATTTTTGAATTTGTTGGTTCTACTTCTCCTGTTGGTGCAGTAACTAATGTTCAATGCGTTGGAAATGTTCTTAGAGTAACTTACGCAGCGGAGTAACAAAAATGCCAGATCAAGATTTTAATTGTTATGATCCTCATGCGAATCCAGGTGGTCAAACTCCACCACCACATTGGTTAATGTATATGTGTGAATGGAAAGGTAAACTACCAAAAAGTTTCACAGGAACATGGAGAGTAACACATTTTGCTGAAAGTGGATTGTGCGATCAATTCCCTAGTGGAGAACAGCAAGTTACTTGGAATAGGATAACAAAAGATTGCGAAGACTTAGCAATTTATAATCCACCTATGGATACTCCTAATTACACTATTCCGTTTACATTGACGATTTTTGACCCATTGGTTCCAGAATATATGCCATTAACAGATCAAGCAAGACAATTGGTTGTTCAAGGAAGTGCTTACGCTTTAGGTGGAGTTATAACTTCATCTAATTGTTCTTCAGAAAGTTTTTCTATGTCAATGGATTGGAACAATGGGCCTTGCACTTTTTCAATGGCTATAACAGGAGTATCGTTTTGAAACATGGATATGGTTTAAAATTAAACGGATCTTGTTCGCAAGTGCAAAGAAGATTTTTGCCAATGAATGTTTGCACAGCTTATGTAACATTTGATCATGCAACCATAAATCAACTTCAAGAAGGATATACTCAATGGAGAACTCCAGAAAGGATTCAAGAAGTTCAATATGATCAAACTGTGTCTGGTTTTCCTTATAATTGTAATTCATCTCAACCAATTATAGATTTCAACAATTATTATTTTAATAAATCTGAAATTGACTCTTGGTCAAATCGTGGGTATGAATGCGTTACAAATGAAGGGTCTGGTACAGTTTGCGGTCTTGTTTTTTCTGGCCCAAAATTTAAAAATAATTTTGCTGCTATACCTTTAACGCAGCACAAAATAAATCCCATATCAAAATTAAAAAAAGGCAGATTGGCTTATGATTTTCTAGATGCAAATTCTGCCGACATTCTTTCTCCATTGGTTGACCCAATGGAATACGCTGGTGTTTACCCATATAGCCCTGACGATTCTGAGACAATAAGAAAACCCGCTGGATGGATGTATTCAAACAGAAATGTACTTGAACCTTATTACACGGAAATAAATTACGAGGGAAGCGGGAGCAAGATAAATAGGTCTACTGCTGATACCACTCAAATGGATTTTCTTCCGTTTCTTGAGCCACTAAATGTTTACGATATTAGTGAGAAATTTCTTGGTCAATTTGACGGATTGGCTTTTGTTTTGTTTTATGGAGAAATGGCTTTTAAACTTCCAGTAGTTGATCTTCCAGAATATGAAGGAATAATACCAGAGCTTACCCAAGCTAATTCTGGATACACTAATCCTTCTTGGCAAATCATAGGCTTAGAAGTCAATATTTTTCTTACTGGAAAAAATATACCTAGTCCAAGAATAGGAAGGGTTAGATGGTATCTTCAAAATCGTGTTAATAGATATATTTTAGATAACGACCCTTCAAAAAATTATTTTACAACATATTTTAAGCAGAACCTTGGTAAAAGTATAACTATGCCTATAAATTTTAAAATAAGACCATCTCAGCTTGGATCTGAAGACAATTCAGTACAACAGTCTTTTATTCCTCTTAGTAATCTTAAAGTTATGGTAGGTGCTTAGTAATGGCTTATATAATCAATGGAACAGCACTTCTTCATAAAAATCATGTTTCTACAGTTGGTTACAATTTGTGTGATCCAGATGCAGTTGAAGCAAAAAACTTTGATATAAATTGTTCATTAGTTTGCTATCTTGGTGATGCGTATATGAGTGGGCAAGTCATATACAATATGTACAGAGAAGATTGTAATGGAGAACTAATTGGAACAAGATTGTTTGCTCCAAATATGTGGCAAATATCAGTAAACTGCCCATCAGATTACGATGAAGATAGTCCAAGAAATAATACATGGGTTGGATCAATTGATACTGTTACTTCACATACTGGTGAGTTTGGCCCAAATTTAGGTTACAAAATAAAGATGGATGCAACAGTTGTTGCTATATCTCCATCCGCAATAAGTCTAACTATATCTACTTCTAGGTTAATGCCAAACCTTACTTATGTTGGTTGTAACAGCACAACAATGCTTCTTAAACCTGTTGGTGTTTTTTCAAGCGAATCGGATTACAATAGTTATGAATCAGATTTGACAGCAGTTTCTTTTAATCAAGAAGATTGCGGTGGAGAAGTAAAATATGTCAAAGCAACACTATCTCTTCAAAAATATGTGTTTGGTTGTTCTACATCTTATCAAAACTCAAATGGACTTTGTAATCTTACTACAAATAGAAACGGATTTACTAGGTCATATTCATGTTTAGTTTGTCTGCTTACTCCTAAAGATAAAAATTCTTTTCCTCCAGCCGTGTTTCAAATGGGTGTTAATGCGTTTGAATGCGAAAATAGTGCAACCTGCGGATGTTTACATTGGGATGGTTATGCACTTGGGCCAGACATTGGTGAACGAGCAGATCGAACCATGCTTACTGTTGGTTGTCCAGATGAATCTCCTACTTCAAACATTCAAAGAATACAGTATGGTTCGTCACCACAAGGCTATCGTGTTATTTTAAAAACTATTAAAGGTGGTTCTATTTGCGTAGCTGCAAAATATTTAGATGGATCTTGGGTAAAAGGTGCTGTTACTGTTTTGAAATATGCAAATCCATTTATAATGCAAGCAGACTTTTCTGGACTTCTTACTAATGATCCAGTATTTCAATTTTATGGCATGGAATTTCCAACAGCTATCATTGAGGATTGCCAAGTAAATCCTGTTCCAGAAGTTGTACAATCTATTAGCTTTGAAGAAAATTTAAAAGATCCTTTAGTTGAATACCGCAAAAAAGAGAGCGAAAACGAAGATAAAAATATATCTAAAGCTATAGAGATGGTCAGAAAAATACAAAAAATAAAACAAAAACCTTGTATCAATCTAGGAATGGCTTTAGAAAAAGTTGCTTCGTGTGGGTGCGGTGGAAGCGTTTTACACGAATGCAAAATATACAAAACTTGTAGACAGTCTGGAAATGATGAAAAAGTTCAATTATGTTGGAAATGTTCTGACTATTCTGGCGAATAATAAGGTGTACTGTTTATGGCAACATTAATCCCATTTTCTTGTTTTGAAACAGATTTTTCTAATAATCTGCATAATCTAGAAACAGATGTTTTAAAGATGGCTTTATCATCTGGCGAATATGATTATCTTGAGCAAGTTTATTTACCTATACCTCTTAATAAAACAAATTGGAACAGCACCGATTTTATAGAACCATTTGGGAGTTATTCCTATCCAAATGGAGGATACACATTAGAAAAAGTAAAGTACTTTGTAAAAGAAGGTGTATACAGTTTGTTTTTTAAAAACCTTACTTTTAATTGCCCAGAGCATGAATTCTTTGGCCCTTTCAGATATCTTATAATTTACAACAGTAGTGTTAGCGACAGATTAATTGGTTATTATGATTACACCTCAGTTGTTTCTTTAGTTTCTGGTGAAACATTTTTTGTTGATTTTGATTCTGACCAAACTATTCCAGCAATAATGGTAGACACAATTGGAAATTCTGCACCAACCCCAACCCCAACCCCAACTCCTACTCCGTCTCCAATTCCACCCGCTGGAATTTCATTTTTAAATCAAACAGGAACAGGTTCTTATGCTGGAACTTATACTGGAAGCGGTCTTGAAGGAGAAACAACGAGATTGAAAATAACTATGCTTAGTGATGGAACAACTAAATACATGAATTTTATATCTGGGAGTAATGGCAAGCTTTATTACTATTACGAAGTTAATGACCCTGACAAGGTTGGTGCAACTGCATCTATGGCAATTAATGGTTACCAACAAGGATCAGCAAACAGAAGAACAGGACTTGTTCGTGGATCGGTAATTGTCAAAGCATATCAAAGCGTTGTTTTTAGTTTTAATGCTGGATATATACCAGAAGGTAAAGATCCAATAGCATCATCAGAATTTACTGCTTATATTGTTCAAGATTAAGATGTCCGAATGAAACTTTTCACCCTGTCGCAATTCTACTTCGGGTGAAATTCGTCTCAGGAAATTGCTAAAACAAGCCCTAGCTCCACTCGGACAATGTTAATATATCAAGCTTGTTTCTTTTGTTCAAGTTGCCCAGTAGAAATTTCCATCGACCCAGGGCGAAGCGATTTCATTAGACCATCCGTAGGTGAACCCATGATGGTTTGAATTTCATGTCTAGCATCTGCTGCTGCATCAAGTTCTTTTTGCCATTCGGTGAATTTCATAAACAGTTCTACCGCTTTCATGTTGCCACCCCGAATTTTTCTTACTAGGCAACTCTTTACAATGGCCATGTCTTCCTTGGTAATGGATTCGACATAAAATCGTTTCATCTCTTGTATATGGCGATAGTATGGATTTAGGTACATTGTTTCTCCTATGGAGTGTGGTAAACTTTTTTTGCCCTTGATAAAACATGGGATGGTAAATTACCAGCCTGTGGCCCTCTCATAACCCTTGCTTTAAGATTCTTTCTTCTCTTGTTTTTTAAGAATGCCCATGCAGATGCTCTTCCTGTTGATTTCCTAGCTTTTGAACCGCTTGTTCTTGCTATTATAGAATAATCTTTTAATGTTGGACTAGCATACCAGTATATGAAGCCACCTCTCCAGTTATTTGCCACCCATTTATTAAAAGTAGCCTTCCCTACCCTTGGGTAAATATATCCAATGTCTGGGCCTCTTGCTTTCATTATAACCGAACCTGACGGAGCTTTAGCCATTGGAAAATATTCAAGAGACTTCATCCACCTAGAAGGAGGTGTGTATAAAACCGACTCGCTAGTGGTGCTAATATCTGGGTCAGGACTCATGCCAGTAGCCCTAGCAACTCTTCTAGTTCTATCTTGCAATAATCTTTTAAGCTTTTCTATAGCTCCAAGTAAATCTGCCATCGAAATTCCTCTTGCTTTTTGCTATAATACTGTTACCTATTTTACCTTGTTTTTGAAAGGATGCAATATGTTAAGTAAAGCTGGAGCGGATTGGATGGTAGAAGCCATTGCTGCCTATGAAAAAGGAAAGCCTTCTCAATCAATAGCAGCAAGTTTGATCTATATCTCTGAGACACTTGAGCTTATGAGAATGCTGATCGACCCAGAAACACCCGAAAATGTTGAATTTCCAGGGGGCAAGGAGTTTCCAAAATCATGATAGATTCAGATAGTTTCTATGAAATGCTGGAAAACATCCAGAGGGGAATTGACCTCAAACTAGCAATGAAAGCCTTTGGAATCTCCAAAAGGGATCTTGAGCCTTGGCACAAGAAGGAGATGATTAAGGCGAAAGCACAGGCAACCATTGCTATGCAACAGGTTATCCATGAACATGGGGCTGAGGATTGGCGAGCCATGCAATGGATAATTGAACGAAATAATAAGGAACGAAACGATGAGCAAGAACTCCAAAAACTTCTCAACAAACAACTTGCAAAAGAAATGGCAAAAGGTCTTATCGAGTCCAGCGTTGCAGGGGAAGCTTTCGGAGATCCAAGAAGTCAAGAGGGTGAATCGGGAGAATCAGAAGACTATAGTGATTCCGAAAGACCCAGGGGAGTATTGCGAATACCTCGGAATAACCCTGACTCCGCAACAGATGGAGATATTTAATTCCGTTGCCAATGGTGAAAGAAAAATTTTGGTCAGGTCAGCACATAACCAAGGCAAAACTTTTTTGTGTGCTGTTATTGCTAGTTGGTTTCACGATCACTTTACCCCATCAGAAGTTTTGATATCAGCACCTGTTGCCCAACAGATTAAAGATGGTGTGTTCAAAGAACTACGCAGGGTTAGACCAAGAGATCCAAATTGGATGCCCAAGGCAAATCGATTGGAAAAGAATCCCTCGCATTACATTCAAGGACTTACTGCTCAAAAGGCTGATGCGTTCCAAGGTAGACACTCCGCTGGTGGTTTGTGCATCTTGTTTGACGAAGCATCTGGTATTGAACCCACATTCTGGGAACGAGCAGAGTCGATGCTTTCAGCATCAAAAGAGAATTGTTTATGGTTCTGCATATTTAACCCATACGATGCTTCATCACCAGCATACTTTGCTGAAAATTCTCCTGACTGGAAAGTGTTCCACCTGTCTGCTTTAGACCATCCTAATGTTGCTTTTAAAGCTGATCTTGTTCCAGGTGCTATTAACTATGAGTATGTAGAGAACCGCATTAAAAACGAATGCAGAACCGCTAGAGAAGGTGAAGAATCTGAGCCAGGGTTTTTCACATTCAATGATCACAACTACATGGTTGAAGATCCGCTGTTTGATATCCAAGTTTTGGGAAGATACCCTAGTAAGGCGATCAACTCGGTATGGGGTGCTTTGGCACTTAAACAAATTCTTGATCCAATTCCGCTCAATAAAGATTGGGTTGTTCAGATCGGTGCTGACCCTGCAAGGTTCGGTGACGATAGATCCTGTTTAGTTGTCAGGCATGGATGCTGCATCATAGATGCGAAGGAGTATCGTGGATTGTCTACCAAAGAGTTCGCAGAAAAGATTAAAGAGTATTGCCAAAAATATGAGAACCCAAGGCAATCACAATACAAGATCCCTGTGCTTATTGATGAGGGTGGTGTTGGTGGTGGTGTGGTCGATAACAAGGGTGACTATATGTTCTATGGCATTAATTCATCTGGTGAAGCACCAAGGTGGCGGGAGTTCCCGAATATGAGATCCGCTCTCTGGTTTGAGGCAGCAGAATTAGCTATGGAAGGTAAAGTTTCAATCGGGCATCTTCCGCTTCATATGCGTGAGAGGATGATGGAAGAACTCAGAACACCTGTATACATTGTGGATACGAACGGAAGAAGAGTGGTCGAGTCTAAAGACATGATGAAGCGTAGACTCAAACACTCTCCTGACCTTGCAGATGCTTTTAACTTAGCCCTTATGTCGATTCCTAGGATTGGGATTGAGAAGGTGATTGGCCATCTTTAGGAATCCTTTTTTCGATAACTGTTTCAATCATGCTCTGTGGTGTTTGCTCATTTATAACAATATACATTGAGCCAGCACCATTAGCATCTCGGCTTTTTCTGATTGAAATTTCACCGCAATCTTGAAGATATCGGATTGCATCATCAACCGATTGCCCGCTGTGTACGATCTTCCTGAGATGCCTTTTAGCATCAATCATCTTTACACCATACACATCTGGTTCGATTTCGTTTAGTGAATCCTTGATCATGTTTAGTAGCTTATCCGTGATTTCACCGAACTTAGTATCGCTCACCATAACTGTATTAGCAGTTTGTCTTTTGTTAACCTCACGAACAAATTTAAATCCAGCCATTACACCAGCTAGAGAAATTGTGTCAGCGTTTATGTCTTGGCTAAGTTCCCACAGGCAAGCTATTTTCAAAGCTAACTCAGGAAGTCTGGCACATGAAGATGCTTTTTCTTCTTCGCTGTTCTTCTGATATTTAGAATAAAGGTCATCGTTTTCCCACACTTGGGTTTGAAAAAACTCTAACGCATCTTCATCAAGAAGAAGTATTTTTGAATCCCTTTCAATCTGATTAAGTGGAGCATTTCCAAGTGCATCAAGCTTAGTATCTGCCATAAATTCCTTAATCACCCCAGGCACAAGGTTTTCATTCATGGCAATCAATCGTGCAGCAACCTCTACCAAGTATTCTGGAATTGGTTCTGATACTGACATTCCCCGAAGATTCATTCTGCCTCTGATTGCAGATTGGAGAATTAGCAAGCGATTGTAGAAACCTGACCGAAGCATCTTAGGTGATAGTGCCTTGAAATATTCTTCGGGAGTTGATGAAGTCATAATGGAAAGGAATGGATAGCGAATAAAGTTTTCTGAATCCGCATCACCCGCTTTAGCTCTTCTCTTAATGTAGTTCGATGTAAACAGTTCTAGCATCGTTCCCATTACATCGTTGAACCTTGTATCACCCGATTTAGCTTTCTCAAGATCAAATGCACCTTCGTCTGCCATAAGGAATTTCGGGCCTTGAATCACCTTCTCTTCAAGACCTTCTCTTGAACCTACCTTCGTCATTAGCAAGCTTGCGTTATCAATTTCCATACAGATTCTAGCGTTCAATTTTCGTGGGAAATCTTTGCCCGAAGCTGTCAAGCCAAGCACCACAATGTATAGGTTAAGCTTGAGTTCATTCGGCCCCATGATGGATCTTCCCACCAGAGCGGAAAACATACCTAATGCAGATGCAGCAGCAATTCGCTTCTCTGGATACAATGCGTTCCTCATGCAGTAGTCAATGTATGTGTCGATCCAACCAGGAAATGAAATGGCATCGTCAGGAACAATGTCTACAGTTCTGACTTGTTTAACTTTGCCTGACTTTGTTGTTTCAAGGAAATCCCACCTAGATTCATTCACAGGTTCATCTTCAATTTTATCTATCGAATACTTAGCAAACACCTGTGCGTAAAATGTTTTCCATTCTCTACTCCCTGGTTGCCAACCTCGACTCATGCAGTAAACATAATCTTTAGTCAAAGGTATGTTTGGACTTAATCTCCAGTCCAATGGACTGAAATTCCAATAGCGATCCATGCCACCATTTTTGCACCCTGCAATTGCGTTAGGTTCTCTGCCTGACGAATCTGGATGCCATACCATGAAGTAATCATGCCTGACTTCAACCACTCGGTAAGAGTCTGGAAGAATTTCGGGCCATGAAGTTTCCGCTCGCCATTGATCCAACGCTGTCTTCTTTCCTATTTCTTTATGCTGGTAAGGTTCTTTGTTAAGTTCGATGAATCTCTTTGCTGCTTTCTGATCATATGACTGAGCAAATGACATTAGAAATTCATGCTCATCAGCGGTAAGCATTGGGATAGTTGAAACATCACCATGCAACATTTTATATGGCTTAACTAATCCATCAATTTTTGAGACTGCCTGAGAATAGAATCCAACCACATATCCACCCGCACCCCTTGTTTCAATCAATGGTGGGGCAACCTTTTTGGTAGATCCTTTAGCCTTTGCTTCGGCTAACCACTTCTTGCCATTATCCGTAGACATTACCGCTAGTTCACGACACTTTGATTTACCCAATGGAAGGTAATAGAAGATGTGTAAACCTTCAGATGGTGTGGTTTCAACGCATCCACAAAGTTTATCGTGTAGTTCCTTACTGGTTGCTTCCAAGTCAGGAAGGAAATCTAATGCCACTTTTGGGCAGTCGATATCAAGGCATTCCAAGTCCTTTTCTTTGCCCACAACTGGGCCACAATTTATAGCTATCCCTGCTACATTTGCATGGCTGAAATCTATCTCAATTTCAAGTTCAGATAGTGGGTTAGCTCGAAGTTCAACTATTCGATTAGTTCGCTTAATTACTGGTGTTTTATCAACCTTGGTTGAGAACACCGATAACCCCTGTCCACGAACCCGCAAAGCCTGTTTTTTAATTTCTTCCAAGGCACACCTATTCCTTTGATTTTGTGGTTAAATTAGTTAAGATAATGATGCTGGGCCGCTTCCTCCCAGCACAGGGGGAGTGGTTTCACCCTTTCGCCACTCCTCCGCTTATTACTCTAGTACTTTGAAAGGTGTAACTATCGATTTGATAGTACCCCTTTTCGTTCAAGTGTGCTTTTATAGCAGTTGGTTTGGGAATAGTATCTAACCATTCCTGAGATTGCAAGCCTTCTTTATTCATATTCCAATGCTTGTCTGGTAAACCTTTTGCACCAATCGACTTAAGCCATTTCCAAACTATAAATTCCAAACCATGCTTAAGAGAGTGGTAGCATCTAATTAGCTTGCCTTCGAGCGTTTCGTGTGTTTCGAGTATGCAAGGATCAGATGCTGGAGTTTTACGATAGATCGTGTATCCAGTAGCAACTATTTCATACTGTTTGGGTTGCCTTCCAGCAAGTATTTCTCCATTGGTTTGGCTTGCAGAAAGTTTCTCAGGGAATAAAGATTCTTCTTCCTTTGGCTTAAAGTATCCGCAAGAAGGGCAAATGATATTGCCAATCCTGTGTATGAGATTGCAAGAAGGACAACGCTTTACTTTAGCTGCGGGAAGTTCAATGCCTTGAGCATCAACAACGATCTGATCGATGCAACCATGCCTGAGAGCGTTATCACCGAAATCAAGAATCAAACAGTTCTCTTTATCTGGAGCAAGTCTGAAACCCCTACCTACCATCTGATACCAAAGACCTTTGCTCATTGTAGGCCTCATCACCACAACGCAATCAATCCCAGGGGCATCAAAACCTGTGGTAAGAACAGCTACATTTACTAACCATTTGAAACTGTTAGCCCGAAATCCGTTGATCAAAAAGTCTCTGATCGTTGAATGGGTTTCGCCTGTTATCATGTTTGCCGATTGGCCCTGCTTCTTTAATTCATTAAGAATCATTTCAGCGTGTTTAATCGATGAGGCAAACACTAAGACAGATTTTCTTGAAGAAGCTTTTACGATGGCTTCTTTAACGCTGGATTGAACAAGGTCAGCGTTTTCAAGAATCGCATCAAGATCCTTGGAGAAGTATTCACCCGCTCTAATTCTGACATTTTTTAGGTCAGGTGAATCGCTTGTACCCATAGTTACTAACGGAGAAAGAAATCCTTCGTCAATCAGATCTCGCACTCCAATTGCGTAGCAACAATTGTCAAAAGTCTTTTCTTTATGCCCAAAGATGATCCCGCTCTGAAGTCTGTAAGGTGTTGCAGTTAAGCCAACAACTTTTACTCTGGAGTTTGAAATCTTTGCCTGAGACAAAAACTTTCGATACATCGTTTCTTTGTTCTGGGAAATCAAATGGCATTCATCAATCATAATGAAATCCAGATAGCCAAAGTCAGCACCCTTTCTGTACACACTTTGAATACCAGCAATTGTTAAAGGTTTTACTTCTCTGCGTTTTAGAGCAGCGGAGTAAACCCCAATTGACTCAACAGGAAGTCCTGTTGTGGTAGCATAATGTGTACAAGTTTTTGATGATTGCTCTAGCAATTCTTTAACATGACTGAGAATCATTCCCCTGCAATTCGGATTGGCCTCAAATGATCGTCTGATTATCTCAGCCATGACTCTAGTTTTCCCGCCACCAGTTGGAATCACTATCACAGATGAATGCCCAGGGCGATCATTCTGAAATTGAAATAGCGAATCCACCGCATCTTGTTGATATTTCCTAAGCATTTTTTTTTGCCCTTTCCAACTTCCGTCTTTCGTTTCGTTCTTTAACTCTCTGTTCATAAGTATCAATAAGAAGTCCACACCAATTGACATTGGTTCTTACCATTCCTGGCCCTTTTCTTTGCACCTTATAAGTGTGAATTACAAGGCTTTTTTTGTTTAAACAAAGCTTTATTTTTTTTCTTTTTAAATCGTTTTCGCCTTTAATTTCTTCAGAAATAAGAATATCTAAATCTATT